TCAGTGAGAAGTTTGCTCAATACTTCCTGTCGTTAGGGTGTAAAGATGGTGACGATATAACGGAACTTGTTAAGCAGAAAATCAATGGATAAATTCAAAGAATATCTTGAGAAGAATTTAATGGACTTCGCTCCTATTTCTGACTATGTGGTTGAGATAGGAGGGAAGACCTTTGAATTGTATCAGCCAGCGTATGACGGTGCGCTGTTTGATGACGGGTTCAACTTTGTAGGTATTCCTGCCGACCCGAAGCGTAAAGGCTCAGGAGAGGAATCCGTCGAAACATCGTGTGACTTCTACGCATTTAGTTTTGGAGGAGTGTATTATATGCTCGCCAAAGGTAAAGAGAATGACGTGAAACTCACACGGCTGAAATATATCGGTCAAGCGAAACAGGAAATTGAGACCCCTGTATTCTTGGGAGTTCATGGTCAGTATGAAATGATGTCCGGGACGGGAACGTATGCCGACTGGTGTAAGAAGGCAAAGTTCCTTGGAGTGAAGACGTTGGGTATCTGTGAAAAGAATTCACTTGACGGAGCATTGAAGTTTCAAGCGGAATGCCAGAAGAACGATATCAAGAGCGTGATTGGTATGGAGTGTGTGGTATATGACCAGCCTCGGGATTTCCGCTTCACTGTTAAGGTGTACGCAAGGAACGATAAGGGTTGGCGAGACCTCCTCACTATAAACAAGTTCATCAACTGTGACAATCCGAAGTACATCGGTCTTGAGGATTTCAATAAAATCACCACTAACAATGATGATTTGATTATGTTCCTTGACCCGAAGACAACGGATTACGACAAGTTGAAAGACTTGCATATAGATGCTGTCGTGTATCAGTTAGACCCATGCGAATATGTAGATGACAACCGTGACGAATGGTATCTGACGAACCTGAAGAAGTTCTTCAAGGACAAGAACCTGTTACCCGTTCCGTCGGTTGATGCGTGGTATCTTGACGAGGAGTATAGTTGTATCAGACCTCGCTTGCATAGTATCGGTGGGACAACCGCCTACGAGAGCGACAATCAATACTTCAAAGCGAACGACCAACTGTTTGTTGAGTTGGCTCAAATGTTTCCGGATACCGAAGAAGGGTTCATGGACGTGTACAGCCGTTTCATGGAAGGGTTGGAATTCCTTGAAAACATTGCTGAGGCGATAACCTTTGTCATCGACGTAAAGAAGAGACACTTGCCTCACTATAAGATGACAAAGGAAGAGGCAAAACAGTTCGAAACAAATGAAGACCTCTTTTGGTCTCTTATAGCCGACGGTCTTGAGCGTCACCCAGACCTCATTGAGGATTGGGGTGAAGAGGTTATTATGGAACGAATAGACCGAGAGGTGGGTGTTATAAAGTTAGGGGAAGCAATTGACTATTTCCTAATTACTTGGGACATTATCAACTGGTGCCATCGTAACGGTATAATGACGGGTATCAGTCGTGGTTCGGCTGGTGGTTGTCTTGTCTCCTACCTGTTGGGGATTACCAAGTTAGACCCAATGCGATACGACCTACTCTTTGAGCGTTTCTTGAACGCAGGACGTGTTAAGGTATCACTCCCTGATATTGACTGCGACTATCCTGGTGAAGACCGTCCCCGTGTGAAGAAATACATGGAAGAACGGTACGGCTGGAAACAGGTATGTTCCGTGGGAACTTACAGCGCATTACAGTTACGAGCAGCCATCAAGGATATGGCTCGTGTGTACGGGTTGGACTTCCAGGAAACGAATGAGATGATGAAAGTGTTTGACGTCAAGGACAGGAAGCCTGAAGACCTGTTCAAGATAGCCTGTGCCCATTCACGAGTGAAGAACTTTGTCGTTGAACATTCAGACCTCATCAATGAAGTGATGCTGATAATGCCCGCACCAAAGGCTCAGTCAATTCACGCATGTGCGATGATGGTATTCCCAGAGGAACACGATATGTTTCATTGGGTTCCTATTCGTAAGAATGGCGAGGAGTACGTGACAGAGTGGGAAGGTGGTGAGATGGACGCTGCTGGCTTCCTAAAAGAGGACGTGCTGGGTGTGAAACAGTTTGACAAGTTCCAGGACATGGTTCGGCTGGTGAAGGAGCACGAGGGTGTGGATTTAGACATATTCAGTGTGCCGTTGGATGACCCAGAAGTGTACAGGTATTTCAAGAACGGTTGGAACGAGGATAACTTCCACTTTGGTAGTTCCGGATTGACAGGTTATTGTCGTCAGATGAAGCCAGACAATATTGAAGACCTTATCGCTGCTATCTCATTGTATCGTCCGGGAGCAATGGAGAACAACTTCCATAATGAGTATGTCTCCCGTAAAGAGGGTCAGAAGGAGGTTGAGTATTTCACCGGAACGGACAAGATACTGAATAACACGTATGGAGTATTTGCCTATCAGGAACAAATCATGCAACTTTGTCGTGAGTTGGGTGGGCTGTCGTTGGTAGAAGCCGATGACGTTCGCAAAGCGATGGTAAAGAAGAAATACGAGGCTCTCCAGCAGTACAAAGAACGGTTTATCCCTTACTATCGGGACAACTATAACGTCACCCAGGAATACTCCGAAAAGGTGTGGGACGCTATTGATAAGGCTTCGACGTACCTGTTTAACCGAAGCCACGCTGCTGCCTATGCGATTACAGGCTATATCTCACAGTGGATAAAGGTTCACTATCCTATTGAGTATTGGTCGGTGGCGTTTAAGTATGCGATGGAGTCTGACTATTCACGCTATATTGCGGAAATCAATAAGACGGGAGTCTGTACGGTACGTCCTGTGGATATCAATATATCGGATACCGATGTTGTTATCAACTTCAAAGAGAAAGCCTTGTATTGGTCAATTACAGGAGTCAAACAGGTCGCAGAAAAGGCTGCAACCCAAATTATAAAGGAACGTACAGAGAACGGTCAATATTGGTCGTTAGACGACTTTATCACCCGACATAAATGGAAGGGTTCAGCAGTGAACAGCCGTATCATCAGAAACCTGATATTGGCAGGAGCGTTCGACAGTCTTGAGGGGGTAAAGAAACCCCAGGAACGAATAGACCTGTTGGTACACTTCCTTGGAACAACGAAGGGAAATGTCAAGGAAGATGACCCTGTATTAGTTGGAGCCGACTTCCACGCCAATGACGCTTGGTGGTGGGCACTTCTACAAAAGAAAGTATCAGGATTGGCGTTCTTTGATTACCAGAAAATCTACGACAGGTTCGCTGGGGAGTTCCCTGATGCCTACGAATATGCTACTCTTGAGGAGTGTCATGACACGGAAGTAAAGCCGAATAACGGGTACGTCGTGTTGGCTGGGTTCATCGCTGAAATGGAGATTAAGAAGACCCGCAAGGGGGATACGATGTGTCGCCTGATATTAGAGGCGAACTATGAGTTCATCGAAATTGTGATATTCCAGCAGGAATACGAACAGTTGGAACCCCTGTTATCGTGCGGAAGAGCGAACCTGATACTCATCAATGGTATCCTTTCCTACGACAACCGTAAAGAGGTGAACACGCTGAGAGCCTGTTTCGAGTCGAATATCGTTACTTTGACGTTATAATTTTACGAACTTTAATCAGAAGATAAATGGAAAGAGGCTTCATATATTGCGTGACGTGTTTGACCAATGGGAAACAATACATTGGTCAAACAATTCTTTCCGTACAGGCAAGATGGTCACGACATATACGAAATGCGAAAAAGAATTCTGATTGCAAGTTTCACAGAGCCATTCGGAAACATGGAGCCGATAAGTTCACGGTCGAAGAACTGTTAGCGGTATCGGCTCCTACGAAGAAGGAGCTGAAAGTCCAACTCGACTCGCTTGAGATTGAATACATCAGCCGTTTCAACACACGTGAGAGAGGCTATAATTCAACCGATGGTGGGGAAGGGAAATTAGGTAGTGTAATTTCAAAAGAGACCCGAGAAAAGATTCGGGTATCTCATTTGGGAAGCCGAAATCCTATGTTCGGGAAGAAACATTCTGAAGAACATCGTAAGAAAATTTCAGAGTCAATGAAAGGTCATAAGAATACCTTGGGACTGAAGATGTCTGAAAAGAGTCGGGAGCGAATGAGTCGGGCGAAAGGCTGCAAGGAAATTATTCAAGTAAGTATTGACGGAAAGCCTGTTAAGACATGGATAAGTATTTCTGAGATTAAGAAAGTAATGAGAGTGAATAGGGAACTTCTTAAGAAACATATATTGAGTGGAACTCCTTATTTTGGATATATTTGGAAACTAAATAATTGAAAATTATGAACATTCTTGTGCATTTCAATGATGTCCCAGTGACATTACAAACAAATGGATTTGAGGACACGGTTGACATCGATAAACTCACTTCTATTGAGTACAGTAATTTATATGGTGAAGCGGTTACAGTCAGTGCGCTCCTGAACAAAGTAGGGTTGCTCCGTGCTGAAGCCGAAAAGAAAGTCGCGGAATGTAAACTTGAGAAAGAGGTTTATGAAGCCCAGACAAAGAAGGAATGGCGTCGTGAGGCGAACCGTAATGGCGGAAAGTTCACGCTGGCTTTGGAAGACGGGGAAGTTGAGGAAATCAAGTTGTCGGAAAAGGCTCTTGACGAGGCTCTCCTACTTGACGAAGACTATCAGAATCTCTGTATTGCGTATATTGACGCTCAGAAGAATTTCAGTGTTCTTGACGCACTTCAGTGGGCGGTTCAGGACAAGTCTAAGAAACTGAACAACCTCCTCAAACCTGTTACCCCAACGGAGTTCCTCGGGGAATTGGTAGAGGGTAAAGTAAACAGTTTCTTCATCAAGAAAGCAGGGTTCAAATAAATTTTTCGAAGAATTTTCGGGGAACTTCTTTGATAATTCGAATGATTCCATTACCTTTGTATCATCAAATTTAAGTTAAACATTCAAATAATTAGAATTATGGCAAAGAAAACAGTTCAATCCAGCGCAGTAGAAGAATTCAAAGGTTACATTAAAGTCACAGACGGATTCTACCTGAAACCAGTTGAAAGTCACGCATCAAGTTATGACGTTTACCAATTAAAGAAGTCGGACAGTCCTCGCCATCCTAATGGTAAAATGGACGACATGGCTTATGGTTGTACGCTCCCGAGAGCATTACAGTTAATCGCCAACAAGTGTGCCGGACAAGAGGCTGAGGACATCATCGAACTGATGGAATCTATTAAGAGTTACGAACAGAAGTTCCTCGAAGACGTTACACGAATAGTGAAGGAAAACAGATAATTATCAACATTTTAAAAATTTAGTATTATGCCATTAGACAGAAGTAAATGGAAGGCAGCACCGCTCTCAACTGTTAGTGAGACGGTACAGCAAACAAAGCAGTATGACACGTATTTTGGTGGTAAAGGCGAGTATGCTCAGTTTTGGAAACAAAGAGACGGTATCACCGTGAAACGTGTTCTTCCGGCACACGAACCAGGAGACTCTCCCTACGTGCCTATGCTGACAGCGATGCTCAAGTGTGAAGTCGACGAAAAGGACAAGGAAGGAAAAGTAATCGGGAAGAAAATTTCAAACAAGAAAATCTTCTTGGCGACGCTTCACGGTGGTTATCCGTACGACATCATCGAAGAGTACATCAAGCGTGTCTACGAACAGGCTGAACAGTTCCAGGACAAAGAAGAACGTGCTCGCTTCCTGAATCCAATTACGGGTTATCGTATGGGTGGAAAGAACGGTACATGGGTTCCCGGAATTCGTCCTCAATTGGAGTACGTGTATTATGCTTTCATCGAAGGAAAGATTTACCGTGACAGCCTGAAACCGAAACAGATGGAAGCACTGAACAAAGAGTCTGCTGACCTGTGTGCTCAGAACGACACGGCTGCGATAGATATGTTCAGCGACCCGTCAACTGGCTTCCCTATTCAGTGGAGCCGTGGTAAGGACGAGAATAACAAGACAGTTGAAACGCTCAAGTCGTTACCGCTGAAAGTAGGACAGACATGGGAAGACTACTTTGAGAAGAACGCTGTTTCCGACAAGGTTCTTGAGGAACTTGAGGGACTTCCCAGTCTTCAAAAGTTGTATGTCGACTGTTACGGCAAACGTGACTTCGACTATGCGCTTGATGGCTTGAAACGCTTCGACGACGCCAATTCCTACAAAATCTTTGCTCAGGATGACTTCCTTGACATGGTAGAGGAACTTCAGAACATGATTGAAGAGAAGACAGGTGAAAAACCGTCTGGTGCTGATGACCTACCTTTTGGTCCGAGTGAAGAGGAACAGAAGCCTGCAGCACCTGCGGCTCCGGCTGCTAAGAAAGCAACCCCTGCGGCAAAGGCTCCAGCGAAAAAGGCTGTTACAAAGAAGAAAGCCGAACCCACACCCGAAGAGAAACTGAAAGTTGTGAACGAAGAGTTCATTCGCCAGTACGGTGAAGGATACGAGGAACTCGACCTCGAGGGTGCTGAATTGGAAGAGGCTTATCAGTTGGCTCTGAAACACGAAGACCACGGATACGACATTGAACACGTTCCCGGATGGGATGGTTCTGATGACGGTGATGCCGATGGTGGTGAAGAGTACGCTGGGGACAATGACGGTGGTGATGAACCCGACCCCGAACCTGAAGATGAAACTCCCGCTCCTACTCCAGGAGTAAGACCTGCTTCAGACGCTGGTAGTTCATCTGGTCAAAGTGCGATAGACCGTATCCGTGCTATGCGCAACAAAAAGAAGTAAACAATGAGTAATCAGAGTGAGAGTCCAAGCGTTATACACTTGGACTTTCATTTTAAATAATTTCGACAATGAGGAAAGAACCTATCGCAATAATAAGTACAGATAAACATCTCCAAGAGGCGAATGCGCTTGAACTGTTGGATATAGCCGAACAGGAAATTGCGCTGGCTCAGGAACAGGGGGTTGATACTGTAATATGGCTTGGGGATATCTTCGACTCACGATTAAGTCAACGACAAGAACTTCTTACTTGTCTAACAGAGATGATAGAACTGTACCATGAACATGGTATCACGTTGCTCTGTATTCCCGGAAATCATGATAAGACCGACTACGAGTCAGACGAAAGTTTCTTGACAGCGTATAAGTATCATCCAGGATTCAACCTGTATGAGACTCCTACCTGTATAGACCTGAAAGGGGTTGAATGTCACTTCTTGCCATTCTACGCACAGGACGTATGGTTAGAGAAGTTCGCTGAACTACCTACTCCGAAAAGTAAGACATCAATCCTGTTCAGCCATACAGCCGTACAGGGTTCTATCAATAATGATGGGAAGGTCGTGAATAACAAGATTCCGTTGAAACTGTTCTCGAAGTACGGAAAAGTTATGCTGGGGCACTATCATGACGCTCAACAACCAGGAGCCAACGTGTTTCACCTACCGAGTACCCGTCAGAATAACTTCGGGGAAGATGAGGAGAAGGGATTTACGGTATTGTACAGCGATACGTCCTTCGAGTTCGTAAAGGCTCAATTCGTTCCGTATAAGGAAATAAAAGTTGATGTCCTTAAGACCTCAAAGGAAGAGATATTAAAACTCGCTAAAACGAACACAGATGGCGTCAACGTTCGGATAACGCTTGTGGGAGACCAACAGGCTGTTAAGGCTGTCAATAAAAAGGTCTTCACCGAACATGGTATCTCGGTGAAAGCAAAGTACACGGATGTCGAAGTCACGGAGGCTGAGGAAGCCGAAGTGGTTCAGGAACTGTCCGGAACAGATATAGCCGAAAAGTTCAAAGCATTTTGCGATGAAAAAGGCTACGAATATGATGAAGGATATAAACTATTAAAAGAAGTAATGCAATGGCAGGAGTAGAAGATTTGGTGAACTCCCTACAAAAGAAGTTCGGCAAAGAAGTTGTGGCGGGAAACAATACTCAAGGAGTAGAGTTCGTATCGTCAGGAAGCCTGTCGCTCGACTTGGCACTTGGTGGCGGTTATGCGATGGGTCGTATCATTGAATTGCGTGGCTACGAGTCTTCGGGAAAGACTACGTTGGCTCTGACAGCCTGTAAGAACATACAGGAACAGACAGGCAAAGCGGTTCTCTACATAGACCGTGAGAACGCAATTGACATGGATTATGTAGAAGCACTGGGGGTGAACATATCTCCGGAGATGTTTATTCTGTGCCAACCAGGAGTTGCGGAAGAATGTTTCGAAATCATGAGAGAGGCTGTTAAGTCGAAAGCAATCGGAGCAATCGTGATGGACTCGGTGGCGGCAATGTTCCCTAAATGTTATTTGGAAGCCGATGTGGGCGATGCTAAGATGGGTGTGCTGGCTCGGCTTATGGCTACGTGGCTTCCCGGATTGATTGGCGACATTAAACTGAACCAACAGTTGGTCATCTTCATCAATCAGTATCGTGACAAGATTGGCGTGGTGTACGGTTCACCGAAGACGACTCCGGGAGGAAAGGCTCTTGGCTTCTACTCTTCACAGGTGTTGGACATTGCGAAGTCGGGTACAGTTGGAGACCGTGGTGAAGAAACCGCTAACCACATCAAGGTGAAAGTTGAGAAGAATAAGGTTGCGCCTCCGTTCAGGAAAGCCGAGTTCGACATTCGCTTCGGTGAGGGGATTGATAAGGCTTCGGAACTGTTACTCGTAGGAGTTGAACGGGGAATCATTGAAAAGGCTGGCTCGTTTTTCAAGTACAAAGGAAAGACGCTGGCACAGGGTCAAGAAAAGGCTCGTGAGATAATTTCAAGCGACATTGACCTTGCGGAAGAAATCGAAGAACAAATCATGAAAACAATTTAGTATGGAACTCACCTATTTGCGTTTGAAGAATTTCCTGTCATTCAAGGAACTGAAGCATAAGTTCGTGAATGAGCCTGTCTTAATCAAGGGAAAGAACCTGACGGAGATAGAGTCAAAGGAAACAAACGGAGCAGGGAAGAGTACGATGGAAGCAGGGATTGCGTATGCAATCCTTGCCAACTCGCTCAAGAAACAAACACTTGACAGGGACTTAATCCTGTGGGGTGAAGAAGAGGCGGACATCTGGCTTGACATCTACTGCCCGATACGGAAAGAAACGCTGAATATACATAGAACCCTGAGACAGAAAGGTTCAGCGTCATTGGAACTCATGATTAATGAGGAAGAGGGTTCGGTACAGGTAGCAACCGTCAATGACGGGAACGCTTACATCTTGAACTGGATAGGTATATCCTCGGAAGACCTGAAGAGTTTCTACATCCTTAACAAGGAGAATTTCAAGTCATTCGTTTCGTCATCCAACTCCGATAAACTGTCGTTGATAAACCGCTTCATTAAGGCTGAACAGTTAGACGACTCTGACAGCGTAATCAAAGAGAAGATTAAGCCGTTGGAAGAGAAGAAGGCTGTTGCCTTGGGAAAGGTTCAGAAGATAGAGGGTGAATTGGGCGTCTATGAGACACAGTTGGCTGAGGAGCGAGAACGTAATCTTGAGGAGGAACGACAATCACTTATAGAGCGTATAAACGAACGAATTGACGCTGTTATACAGGAGTACGACGGAGCGGAAAAGAAGATTGAGAATTCCCGGACGGCTATCAAGTTGGCTGAACAGAGTATCAAGGACAATCAGAAGAAAGTCGCTGAAGCCTCTAAGAAGTTAGAGGGATTAGAAGCGATTGACTATAAGGCTCAATATGACTCTCTAACGAAAGAACGTTCTTCGACCGATACAAAGGTAGAGGCAGCGAGGAAGAAGCGTAAAGCAGCACAGGAACTGTCTTCACAGTACACTGCCGAAGCCAACCGCCTCACGGCTATCCTGAAAGGGACTGTAAAGTGCCCGAAGTGTGGAACGGAGTTCGTGACATCAGATGAAACGGTTGATGTTCCTACTACTCGGAAGAAGATTGAAAAACAGAAGAAGGAAGCCGAGACCCAGGAAAACCTTGCGAAAACAGCGTTGGAAGAACTCAACTCGTTCGAGGAACGGGTGAAGAAGTACGACGACAAGTTCATGAAGATACGTGTTCAGGAACAGGGTACAGTCAGAGCCATTCGTGAGGTTCAAGCGGAGATAACAAAAATCCGTGGGGAGATAACCCGAAGCAACCAAATGATATCTTCCTACCAAGAAGATATCAAGCATCAAGAAGGGATTCAATCACGTTGTAACAGTGAGAGCGAACAGTTGGTTGAACAACTTGAAAAGGCTGAACAGGCTGAAATGGAAACCAAGGAAGCCGAACTGGAAGGTCTTGTTGCCCTGACGAAAAAGAAACTTGAAAAGGCAAACAAGGAATACGGGGATTGCGAGAAACAGGTATCAGACATGGTACAATGGGGATTGCGTTTCAAGGAGTTCAAGATGAGCCTCGCTTGTGAGCAGTTACGGATAATTCAGAACTTCGCGAATATGTCCTTACAGAAGCAGCGTTCAGAACTTCGCCTGTCAATAGACGGGTTCAAGCGTAATGCGAAAGGGAAAATCAAGGAGGAGATAACTGTATCAGTCATCAATGGTGAGGGCGAATATAAATCATTCTGGTCGTTTAGCGGAGGCGAGAGAGCAAGAATTGAAATGGCTTTGATACAAGCATTTCAGGAAATGATTAACGGAACGAACCAATGGGGAGGACTTCACTTCCTAATGATTGATGAGGTTCTTGAGGGAACAGACCCGTTGGGCTTGGCTCTTCTACTTGAGTCAATGAGCGATGTTCATCATCCTGTATATGTAATCAGTCACGTCATGAATATTCGTGCTGGTGTAACCACTCTCACCGTCGTGAAGGAAAACGGTTACAGTTATATAGAATAGTATGGAAAAGAAGCAAACAGTTATCGGAGTAGACCCAGGAAAACAGGGGTTCATCACGGTGATGAAAAGTACAGGTATCAAGCATTACCCGATGCCAAAGGTAGGGAAGGAACTTGACCTGCATGAACTGTCAGAATTGATTATTCAGATATCGGAGGAGTGTGACATCAATAACACGGTTGTCGTGATAGAGGATGTTCACGCTCTACCACGTTCTGCTGCGGGTGCTACGTTCACTTTCGGGGGAGTATGTTATGCGCTCCGTATGGGGTTCATCATGTGCGGTTTGAGGATAGTGTTGGTGACTCCTAAGAAGTGGCAGAAAGAAATGTACGAGGGAATCAAACCGAACCCCGACAAGAAAGTGATGTCAGTGCTTGCCGCGAAGCGGTTGTTCCCTCGACAGGATTTACGTCGGACGGAGAACTGCACGAAAGCCGATGACAACTTGACTGACAGTTTATTAATCGCTGAATATGGGAGGAGACATTATCTATGAAATATGTATTGTGCTGCCCGAATGAAGCCTGTGAACTTCATGGCGTGGCGTTTACTCCGGGAAAATACGTGATGAAGTACAGTAAAGAACTCAAGAAGATGGTTCCTACTATTGTGGGGAAGCCGTATGAGTGTTCTAACTGTCGCGAACAGATGGTTTTCGCAGAAGTTGAGAGCACTATACCAGAGTTCAGCGTTGGCGTCTTTAAGGGGCTGCCTGACGACAAAAAGAAGGAGATACTTCGCCAACGGTTTGACAGGGAACTGAAGCGTGGTGCTGCGGATGAGAAAGAACAACGAAAGAAAAATGCAATAGAAAAAATGATTGGTTATGGAAAATAACGCTGCTAAGAAAGAGTTTCTTGACGCTTGTCGAGGACTTGTAATGAATTGTGACTGTAAGATACTCGTGGTGGAAATCATGGGTGAGTTCCGAGCCTACGTTGCTCCGGAAGTACGGTTGAAGACACGTGAATGTCGCTACAATGAAGTGCGGGACGCTCAAGAGGTTACACCGCTACTCGCAAACATCGGGCATAATTTCGCCAGTGGAATGACGGAACAGAGGCTTCGTGAGCGAATTCAGTCAGTTCACAAAGAGGATTTCAAGTTTGGAACGGATAATTACTTCTGGATTACCAAAGTGTCCTTGAACCAAGGTTAGAGACTTTCATTTTGAATTATTATCTTTGTACCAATAAAGATAACAACGAGTGAAAACTTTAACAAAATCAAGGAATAACAATGGGTACAGACATGATTAATCCTGCTATCGAGACAGGAAAGAGCATTGGAGATTTCGGAATGATGGCTATTACAGCCGGATTCTTTTTGGTGCTGTCAGCACTGATGTGGGTAACTTTCTTCCGCTGGTTCATGAAAGTCATTAACGACACAATGAGCGCACAGCGGGAAACATTTAAAGAACTGTTGGCTGAGACGAGGAATCAAAACATTCAACTCAGTAACATATCCGAGGGACTTGTCCCCGAGACGCAAATGCGTATCAAGACGGTCACGAATATGGCGTTCGACCTTGCGGTTGAAAGGGTGTGCCGTATTATTAAGAGGGTTCGTGAGGAGAACCATATCTCGGATAAGGAAGGGACAGCGAAGAAGATAAGACAGTTGCTGACAAACTTACATGAAGACCGAAATTCGAAATTTGACTGTTTTACGTTCCGTGGCAAGAAGTTGTCTTCCTATACGAATACGAAATGGATTGAACAGGTGGCAAAGGTAGTCGAGTCGGAAATATATAATGATAAAGGGGTGAACAACCAGCGTGCCTTCACCAACGTCGAAGCAGCGTATGCTAAAATCCGACTCGAACTTTACCACAATATGATGGAAGATTAAACCGAAAATTGGACGTTAAGCGTTAAAAGGCTGGGGAGATTGTAGAAATTTCTTCAGCCTTTTGAAGATTTTCGGGGAAAACTCTTTGGAATTTCATGAGAATCCATTACCTTTGTAGTGTCATTAAAAATCAAAGGTTATGAAAAAGTTCAATATTCAATACAACGGAGGTGATACTTTCACAGTTGAAACAACATCAGCAAGAGAGGCTGCTCGTATCGCGAGAAGAACTGGTAGAGATTTGATGAAGTATAACAATCATTCATCATTGTATTGGGTATGGGACGAGGAAGAAGAAAATCTTCTGTATATGGTTTCCACATTTAAATCGGGGAATCGTACAGTCACCACAATTACGAATTGCACCAAAAATAAATAATTTCGTTATGGCAAAATTAAGTCAAGAAAAGATTAACAGCCTGAGAGCCGAGTTGGTGGCTCTCAATAAGGCTTATCGTGAGGGCAATCCTCAAATATCAGATGTTGATTACGACCACATGGTTGAAACTCTGAGAGTAAACAGTCCAGAGGACGAGTTCTTCAAGAAAGGTATCGTAGAGGAAGCCACCGACCGTATGGAGCCGTTGCCTGTCCCTATGTACAGCCTCGAAAAAATCAAGACAATCAAGGACTTCCGCAAATGGTTACAGAAGATGTTTGCTGCAGGTTGTAAGGAGATTGTCGCCACTCCTAAATTTGACGGAATAAGCCTTGTCGTTGATGAAGGCGATAAGAGAGCGTGGACTCGTGGTGATGGTGTAGAAGGACAGTTGTCAACGAAACACTTCGACCGTATGTTCAATGGCGAGGGCGAGCATCCGGAACCACACCTTATGCACACGTGGGGCGAGGCTATCATGAAGAAGAAGACCTTTGCCCACCTCAAGGACAACCAAGCCGACTTCGCCTATAAGAACGCTCGTAATATGGTTGCCGGAATATTCAACTCTCCGGACGGCTGGAACAACCGCTTCATGGCAAACGTGGACTTCGTGCGTTATGGCTCTGACCTTACAGGCGACAAGTCAAGCGTTCTCGAAGAATTGAAAAGAACGTTCCATAATGTTACTCCGTATGTCAGTTTCTTGATTGAAGAGATAATGGAACTCGACGATGAGGAAATGAACCTGTTGCTTGATGAGGAACTTCATGACAGGTTTGATGCTGAATACAAGATTGATGGCGTGGTGATAGAAGTCGATGAAGAAAGCGTCCGTGAACAACTGGGACGGCTTCCTAACGGAAATCCCGCCTATGCTATTGCGTTCAAGAAGGAAGAGTGGTGTGACGTGTATCAGACAAAGGTCATCAGCATAGAAAAGGGAATAGGGAAGACAGGTGTTCTGAACCCTGTAATCATCATCGAACCCGTTGAGATTAACGGAGCAACCGTATCCCGAGCCACAGCGTATAATGCAGCCTACCTGATTGACCAGCATATCTGTGAGGGAGCGTTCATCGAAGTAACACGTGGTGGAGACGTTATCCCTAAACACTTGAAGACGATTGAGTACAACGAGAATGCGTACACCGATATGATGGACGACCTTGTTATCTGTCCGTCCTGCGGGGAACCGCTTAAATGGAACGAGACGCACGTTGACCTTGTATGCTCAAATGAGTCGTGCAAGGAAAGAGTAATCTCTGGTATGGTGTATTTCTTCCGCACGATGGGTTGCGAACAGTTTGAAGAGCCTACGATGCGTCGTTTGTATGGACACGGCTATAAGACGATAGACACAATTCTTGAGTCACACGTTGCGGAGTTCCAGAACCTGTTAGGGAAGTCAAAGGGGAAGACCGTTTCAAGTCAGATTGAAAAGGTTCTTGCCGGAGTACCGTTGGCTCGTTACCTAACAGCCATAAATGTATTTGACGGAAAGATTGCTGAGGCGACCTGCCAGAAAATCTTAGACGGCTTGGATGAGAGAGTAATTGAAAAATTAAGAAATTCTTATCGTGATGAGTTTACAGCGGAGTTTGCTGTCGCTTTAAAGCACGAATGTGAACTTATTCCGGGAATAGGTGAGGTGCTGGCTTTGACTTTCGTAAAGGGGTTAAAAACGTATATTTCGAGGGGAAAAGACAGAAGAGTTGTTATTACTTATGTACAGTCACCAAAGGTTGAGACTCCTGATGGGGTTGAACAAATGCACGTCTGTATGACAGGATTCCGGAATAAGGAACTTGAAAAGGCTCTTCAGGCTCAGGGACACGTGGTGTTGAACGGTGTCACGAAAGAATGTACGGTTCTTGTCGTTTCCGATATCAACTCAACCTCCTCTAAGATGAAGACCGCTAAACAAAGAGGAATTCGTATTGTAACAAGAGAAGATTTTGAAAATGAGATATTGTGATGGAATAGGACATATTTATTGCATAACCTGTCTGGTCAATGGAAAGATGTACATTGGTCAGACAGTGAGACCAATTGAGAAAAGGTTCCAGGCTCATCTTTCTAAAACTCAAAGAGGGAAGGATTACAAAATTTCAAGAGCCATACGAAAGTATGGTGAGGAGAACTTCCTTGTTGAAGAGGTTCTGACAGTTTCTGCTCCTACGAAAGAGATTCTGAAGAAGAAACTTGACTACGTTGAGATTCGATTGATTAAGAAGTTAGGAACTCGCCATAACGGGTACAATATTACAGACGGTGGTGAGGGGAGATTGGGATATGAAATGTCAGAAGAACATCGTAAGAAAATCAGTAAAGCAAGGCTTGGGACGCATTTGTCGGAAGAAACAAAAGAAAAACTTCGTAAGATAAATTTAGGAAGAAAACTTTCGGATGAAGCACGTCAGAAGATGAGCGAAAAGAAAAGAGGAAAGGCTGGTCCTTGGAAAGGTCGACATCGTTCAGAAGAAACTAAGAGAAAAATTTCGGAATCTTTGAAAGGGAATATTCCTTGGAATAAAGGACTTCATAAAATTTGATATTATGAGATATTTTTACAGAGATAATGAATATTGGTATGTTGGCTTCTCCTACGATGAAAATTTGGTTAAACAGGTGAAGAAATTTTCCGGAGCAGGATGGAATCCTCAAAATCGGGAGTGGTACATTCCGTTCTCACTTGTCACGGTGAATCCGCTGAAGAAGTGGTTGGAAGCGAACGGATTCAAAGAGGGAATGAACTACGTTCCCTCTCGTCGTGTGATTGATTATGAGGAACCCGAAGAGGTGATAACAGCGGAGGAAGTTGAGCAAGCCTGTAAGGAGATAGGAATGAAGCGAATTCCCCGTCCCTATCAGTGTGAGGGAGTTGCCTATATGATTAATCACGGGAACTGTATCAATGGGGATGATTGTGGGTTGGGTAAGACAGCCCAGACGATTATTATCATTGAACTACTCGGAGCGTTTCCGGCTCTGATAGTTACCCCAGCGTCCGTGAAGTACAACTGGAAGAAGGAATGGGCGAAGTGGATGCCTGACCGAAAAGTAGGTGTAATCGAAAGGAAGCGAAAGTTCGACCCTGCCGTATGGGGCAGCGATGTTGTGATTATCAATTACGATGTGCTCGGGGAACGTAACATGGAGAAGCCGACTGCCAAGTTCAAGGAACTACTCAAGAAGTATTGGGGAGCCTGTGCCTTGGACGAGATACACTTCTTGAAGTCTGAAAAGGCTCTTCGAACCAAGATGGCGAAGAAGATAACCAAGCGAATAGAACACGTATGGGGATTGACAGGTACGCTGACTCAGAATAAGCCAGCCGACCTTATACAGCCGTTCAAGATAATTAGACGGTTCGATGACATCTTCGGTGATACGTTGGAGTTCAAGTTTCGTTACTGTAATGGGAAGCAAACCGCATACGGGTTCGACGACAGTGGGTTCAGTAACCTCGAGGAACTTCATGAACTGTTGCGAATGGGCGGTTACATACGACGGAATAAGAGGGACGTTCTTGAGGAACTCCCACCGTTGGTTGAGCAAACAGTTGATGTTCCTATTGTGAACCTCAAGGAGTACAGGCGAGCCGAGTTAGACCTGTTAGCGTATCTTGAGAAGATAGATATCGAGAAGGCAAACAATGCCGTGAACGCTCCTCATCTTGTAATGATTAACACGTTGAAATCCCTGTCGGTGAAAGGGAAGTTGCCGTTCATACAATCATACATCAAGGATTGGTTAGAGGCGAATGAAGACGAACAGTTGGTGGTCTTTGGTGTACACCGTGAACCGCTCCAGGAACTGGCGAAATACTTTAAGGCTCCGATAATACAGGGTGGGGTCTCGGCTGATAAGAAGCAACAAATCGTGAACGAGTTTTCACAGAGGAAACATCGGTTACTCTTTGCGAACATTCAGTCGGCTGGTACAGGTACAGACGGTCTTCAGGACAACTGCTCGAACCTCTTCTACATTGAACTGCCTGACAAGTCAACCGACCTGGAACAAACGAACAGTCGTCTTGAGCGAATGGGGCAAAAGAATAGTATAAATATCACCTACCTATTATCACCCGACACGATAGACGTTGAAATGAGAGAAACCGTTAAGGATAAGAGCCTTATAACAGGGGTGGTGAACAGGGGGCAAAGCGAGAATGAACTATTGGCAAGGAAATTCTTACAAAAACATCTGAAATGACGGAAACTCGAGCCATCGGGAGACGTTATGTAATTATCAAATAATTTAGTGATAACAATGGACAAAATTCAATTCAAAGCAAAGTTCTTCGGTACGAAAGAACGTAAAGGACAAATCAAGAAACAGGCAGAATTCGTTATGGCTTTCAGTGAAGACAAAGTTGAGGATGCTCTCCGGTTACAGGGGTGGCAAACCATACACGGCTTAAAGATAAGAAAGGTTGAGTGATATGGTTCCAAAAGAGAGGATTAACATAACAATATTCACCGACGGAAGTTGTAATGCAAAGAGCGACAGAAAATTAGGTGGGTTCGGGGTGTACATTCCTTATGGAAATCAGGAGATACACCTGAGAAGAGGTTTTTGGAACACGACGACCTCCCGTATGGAGATGAAAGCGTTGCTGGCAGCGATACAGATGATAGACCCAGACGTCTATACAAAGGTTCATGTCGTAGCCGACAGCGAGTTCGTGGTGAATGCCTTCAAGAAGTCCCTACTTTCACAATGGCGAGCCAACGGGTGGTGGGGAGTTAAGAATCCTGAACTTTGGAAAGAAATCCTGAAAGAAATTGAAAGCCGTCGAAAGATGGTGTTCGGTATATCACACATCAACGGACACGGGAAAGACCTGTCCGACCCATTGGTTTATGGTAATGCCTGTGCGGACGCTCTGGCGAATTATAAGACGCAAGACAGTTACGTTCAGGACAGACCGCTTGAGGGGTTCAGTTGGTTCCACCATGATGGCTCTGACGCTGTTTTCCCTGAAAAGACTGAGATGTTTGAACAACTGAATAAGATGGGAGACGTGAACATTATAGGCGATTGCTTCTACGCAAGTGAAGAGGAGTTGTTTGAACGGGTTAATGGAACATACCTGTTTGAGCCGTATTATAATGGGCAATTGGACATCGATTATAAAGTAGAAAAGATTTAGTATATGGCGAAATTAGATGAGTATAAACAAGCGATAGTTGACGAATACCAAAGTACGAACAGGAACATTTTCGTCAGTGCAACGGCAGGGAGTGGAAAGACATTCACTCTCTGTAAGTTAGCGGAGATAACTCCTCCTATAAAGAGTTCAATATTCTTGGCGTTCAATAAGTCAATCGCAGAGGAGTTGGGTCAGCGACTCCCAAGAACCGTAAAGGCTTCCACCCTACATTCGTGTGCGCTGTCAAGCCTGTGTAAAGCGTTCAGTCTGAATTTTGCGTTGTCGGATTCAAAGAACTTCAATTTGGCAAAAGAGAAGATGAACTTCAAAGGGGTTCACTCGAAGCGTATTCCGGGAATGATAATGAAGATATGCAGGCTCTACGACCTCATGCGTTTTAACCTCGTACAAGACGATGTAGAGGCAATAATATCATTGGGTGAGAGGTACGGTGAAGAGGCTGATGAAAATCTCGCTAAGAGAGCAATAGAACTCCGTATGCTCAATAAAAAGATTGCTGATAATTACTTCCTAAAAGGTGGGTCGGGGAAACTTCCTATGGACTTCACTGATATGTTATACTATGCGACTCAATACGTTCATCGGGATGACTTCAAACAGTACAATGTCGTTATGCTTGACGAGTGTCAGGATATCAGCCCATTACAGTTTGAGGTCGTGAAGATGTGTAAGACACCACGAGGTCGCCTGATAGCGGTGGGGGATGAAAAACAATCAATCTATTCATTTATGGGGAGTAATCTTGACTCGTTACAGGCTATCAAGAACGCTCCTAATACAGTGACGTTGCCTCTGTCAATGACATATCGTTGTGCCCAGGATATAGTTGCCGAAGCCTGTAAAGTGTTCCCCGATGGTATAGTGGCTGCTCCTGGAGCGGTTAAAGGGTTCGTTGGGGACGGTACATTTAAGGACGCTCAGGAAGGGGATTTCATTCTGTGCCGGAATAACGCTCCGTTGGTTGACGCTTTCATCACCCTGTTACGGCAGGGGAAGAAGTGTACAATTCTTGGGAAGGAATTCGGTGATGAACTTGTATCGCTCATAGACAGCGTCGAGGACGTATGGGGACTTGAACAGGTTCTTGAGAACATGATAAGTAAGTTGCAGAAGAAGGGAGTTAAGAGTCCAACCAAGTGTGAGGCATACGACAAGTTGAATGAGAAAGTGAATGTTTTGTTGAGCCTGTACGAATATTTCGGTGATTTGGAAACCGTGCGCTCCCGGATTTACGATATATTTGTAGAGAACGCCAGTCGTGGCATCACGCTGTCGACCATACATAAATCGAAAGGTTTAGAGAGTGACAATATATATTTCTTAGAACCAGAGTTGTTGCCATCTAAATATGCAACTACTGAGTTGGCGTTATACGCAGAAAGATGTTTGAAATTTGTTGCGATAACTCGGGCAAGAAAAAGATTAATTTATTGCTGATATGAAAGGTGAAATTTATGTCATATTTAATTCGGTAAATAATAAACCTTATGTTGGGATAACGATTCAAGGATATTTGAAGCGTTTCAAGAAACATAAGGAATGCGCAAAGCGTGGAGTCGATTATGCTTTATATCGAGCAATGAGAAAATATGGAATTGAAAAGTTTTGGGTTGATTTAATTGAAACGGTTGAAGCAAAAACTGATTCTGAATTATTAGAAAAACTGAATGAACGTGAAAAATTTTGGATTAAGGAACTTGATTCAAAGAGGCACGGTTATAATATGACTTCCGGAGGACAGGGGGTTTTGAAGCCTTCATTTGATACCAGAAAAAGAATGAGTCAAAATCAGACAATTACTGAAGAACAATGTGAACGTCTTCGAAAATTGCGTACAGGGATTCCTCCTTGGTGTAAAGGAAAGAAACTTTCTAAGAAAATTAGAAAGAAGATGAGCGAAGGGAGAAAAGGTTGGGTTCCTTCAGAAGAAACTCGAAAATTATGGAGTGAACAACGGAAAGGTCGGAAGATGAGTGAAGAAACTCGAAAGAAAATGTCCGAATCCGCATATAAACGATATCATCAAGTTTAATATATTGTTAAATAATTTGAATTATGGAAGAAGTAAAGAAACAGACCCCAATCGACCTGTATCTGATGGTTCCTCATCAAGTGTACGAGGGTGGTAAACAGTCAGTGAAAGTCTGCCTGTTGGCGTGCAAGAAGATTAAGGCTTTCGCAGGATTTCTACCTACGAAAGAAATTCTTGAAACTCATTTTCAGGCTGAACGGGTTCGCATTGAAATGGCGAAGCAGGAATCCGGGAATGAGAACACGTACCGACCTCAACCCTTGTATCTTGAAGTAGAAAGTAGTATATTTGCGTCTATTGTTTCGGAAGCCAGAGCGAAAGACAAAGCGTTGGGAACCCCTGATGTGCTCGCTTTGACGCTGGGTTCGTCGATGCCGTGCTGCATTATAGCAGAACGCAAGGAAGAACCCGCACCGAAGCCCAAAACAGTTCGTAAAAAGAGAACCAAGAAAATTGAAGAGAAACATGATTGAAAAGGACAGTCGACCAGTGGTCGGGGAGTACGTGTTTTTGAGCAAGTATTCCCAAACCCATGATGGGAAAAAGGAAACATGGCAGGATGCCGTGAACAGAGTAATGGATATGCACTTGAAACGCTATTCCGGTAGATTAAAGTCTGAGGATGAGGCTGAGTTCAGTAAGATGTTTGCTCATGCATACAGCCTGTATTCTGAGCAGCGTGTATTGGGAGCCCAGCGTGCATTACAGTATGGTGGGGAATTGATGTTAGAGAAACATGCTCGCTTCTATAACTGTTCCTCTACCTATATCGACCGTGTATGCGTATTCGAGGAAATCATGTATCTGTTGCTCTGTGGTGCTGGGACAGGTTACAGCGTTCAGCACATTCACACGGATAGACTTCCTGTGCCCAAAGGATTTGATAATTCAAAACAGGCTGAGAAATTCGTGATACCTGATACGATTGAGGGGTGGGCAGAGGCTGTTGGTAAGATGATGACCGCTTACTATTATGGTGGTGCGGACATTGAGTTTGACTATTCAGCAATCCGCCCGAAAGGTGCATACATCAGAGGGGGATTCAAGGCTCCTGGACCCGAACCGTTGCGTCAGGCGATAGAGAAGTGCCACCACATCATTACACGTATTAAAGGACGGAAATTGAGACCGTTTGAACTTCACTATCTTATCTGTATCTGTGCGAACAGCGTGGTGACAGGGGGTGTGCGTCGTTCAGCGATGATAAGTATCTTTGACGCTGACGATGCTGAAATGGCTGCGTGCAAAACAGGTAACTGGATAGCAACGATGCCGGAACTGTGCCGGAGTAACAATTCAGCAGCCATCCTACCTGATACACCGAAGGAAGTGTTTGACAGTATTTACGAGAATACCAAGTTGTATGGGGAGCCAGGATTTGTATTCATCGACTCTCCGTGGTTTGTATTCAACCCCTGTGGAGAGGTAGGTATGTTCCCGCAAATCAAAGACGAGAACGGTGATTATCATACGGGTTGGGGGTTCTGTAATCTTGCGGAAATCAATGGTGGTAAAGTAAAGACAGTTGAGGATTTCTATGCTGCCTGTGAAGCAGCCTCCACTATCTGTACGTTGCAGGCTGGTTACACGAATTTCCGTGTGCTTGAGAAATGGTCACAGTTGATAGCCGAGCGGGACGCTCTTATCGGTGTGGGCATTACGGGTCTCTGTGAGAACCCTGCTATCCTGTTCGACCCAGAAGTACAGAAGCGTGGTGCTCAAATCGTTGTAGAGACCAACAAGAAGATTGCACGAATGATAGGTATCAACGAGGCTGCACGGTGTACAGTTGTGAAGCCGTCTGGGAACAGTTCACAACTCCTTGGAACCTTGTCAGGAATAACTGCCGGACACGCTCGTCACTACATTCGTCACATTCAGGCTGCGGATACTGAACAGGCTGTTCAAGAGTGGGAACGTGTCAATCCGGATATGGTAGAAGCGAGCGTTTGGGCTCCTGACCGTGAAAAGGTTATCGCTTTCCCTGTTACACTTCCCGAAGGAGCGTTGCTGAAACAGAACCTGACAGCAATTGAATTCCTGAAATATGTTCTCTTAACGAAACAGAACTGGATTGAGTACGGTACGAACCTGACTCATCCTTCTACACTTGACAATCCGAAACTTCGAATGAACGTGTCAAATACCTGTACAGTTCGCCCAGATGAATGGGATGAAGTACGGGAGTTCCTGTGGGAACATCGTGACCAGTTTGGTGGTATCAGCCTGTTATCATCATTCGGTGATTTGGACTATCCTCAAGCACCGTACACCGAAGTTCTTGACGAGGTTGAGTTGGCGGAACGCTACGGAGCAGGAGCAATTCTGTCGAGCGGTCTTATCGTTGATGCGAATGACGTGTTCAAAGACGTTTGGGAAGCCTGTAACGCAGCGATGGGGTTGGCTCCACAGTTGCTTACAATCAACGACAAACAGATAGCCGACTTCGTTGTTGAGAATATTAAGGACGGACGCTTCCTCGTTGACATTGACGGTATCTGTTTCTCAGACGTGAACTGTGTCATTGACTACCTGAAACGACGTGTTGAAAGACGGTTGGATTGGGTGCGTCGCTTCAATTCGTTTGCCGACAAGTATATGGAAGGCGACCGTCAGAAGACATCATACTGTTTGAAGCACGTAAACGCATACCACAAGTGGCAAGCCATCTGTCGAATGAAGCCTGTTTCCTACGATAACATCGTATGGGAAGAACCGCTTAAACAGGCTGGAAGTGAAATTGCGACAGCCTGTGCCGGAGGTGCGTGCGAAATACCACAGCGACCGAAGAAATAAATCAAGAAATTGCCCAGTCTTCGGAACCTGACTCCGGGACTGGGCGTTTTTAAATAAAAATCGATTAAGTGTAATAAATATGAATGTAAAGATTTTATTCAACAAATCTGCTCAAGAGGCTCTTTTCGAAGGAATTGATGAACTCGCTAATGCAGTATCTTCTACTCTCGGTCCGAAGGGACATTCAGTAATCATTGACAAAGGGTATGGCATTCCTCACATCACGAAAGATGGTGTAACTGTTGCCCGTGCGTACGATACCGACGACCCGATGAAACGTATGGGAGCAACGCTCGTTAAGACTGTTGCGGCAAAGACCTGTGACGAGGCTGGTGACGGTACAACCACAGCCACAATCCTCACCCGTGCGCTCATTAAAGAGGGAATGAATGTTCTTCCTAATGTCAAGAATCCACAGCGTTTCAAGGAAGGAATGGAGGCTGCTCGTTCAGAAGCCGTTTCGTTCATCAAAGCGATGGCGAAGGAAATTGGTGAGACAGAGTTCGACCGTGTAAATCAGATTGCCACTATCAGCGCAAACGGTGATGTGGAGGTTGGTTGTATCATTTCGGAGGCTATCGGAAAGGTAGGAAACGATGGAGTGATTACGGTTGAAGAAAGTAGCAAGGGAAATGAAACCACAGTCGAAGTGACCACAGGTTTTCAGTGGGAGAAAGGCTTGGTGAACCCGTACTTCGTTACAGACCCAGAGCGTATGGAATGCGTGCTTGATAAGCCGTATATTCTCATCTTCGGACAGAACATCAACTATCCCCAGGAAATCCTTCCTATCATTCAGACAGTTTATTCAGCGAAACGCAGCGTTCTTATCGTTGCTCCTAATGCGTCTAATGACGTTATCAAGTTTCTTGTGACAAACATTCAGCAGCAGAACGGGTTAAAAGCCTGTTTCGTAAAGGCTCCCGGATATGGTCAAATCCAGAAGGACATGATAGAGGACTTGTCTGTTAAGGTAGGTGCAAAGGTGGTAGGCGATGAGTTTGGACGTCCGCTTGACCAACTCGGTACAGACTGGCTGGGCGAGTGTGAACGCACAGTCGTTTCTACTAATCGTACAATCCTCGTAGGAGGTGTTGGTACGGAAGCCGATATAAATACCAGAGTAGAGGCTATTAAACATCTAATGGAGGAGAATACGAACTCTTACGACCAAGAGAAGTATCGTGAACGTATTTCGAAACTTACAGGGGGAGCAGCCGTCGTTTATGTAGGTGCGGACAGTGAGGTAGAGATGAAGGAAAGAAAAGACCGTGTTGACGATGCTATTGCCGCAACTCGGGCAGCGTTGGAAGAGGGATACGTTCCCGGAGGCGGTACGGTTCAGTTGAGAGCGTCAGACCACCTACGCAATATGCCTTCACTTCATGAAGAACATCCTGACTTCATCATCGGTTGGAATGTAGTGGCTCAAGCGTTGATGGCTCCGTTCAATCAGTTGTGTGAGAATGCTGCTGTGAACGCAACCCGTATTGAAGTCGACCTGACAAACAACGACGACCCGATGTGGTGGAAAGGCTTCAACCCTGTTACTGAGAAGATAGAAGATATGTTTGAGGCAGGAATCATTGACCCTGCGAAAGTGTCAAGAGTGTCTCTCGAAAACTCTGTTTCAGTCGCTATTCAGTTCTTGAATACGTCCTGTGCTATGTCCGCAAATGATGAACCAAATAAAAAGTAAATACTATGAGTCAGAAACAAATCCGAAGAGGGGACATTGTACGCATCCGCCATAATAACAGCGGTCATCAATTCAAAGAAAACACTTTGTGCGTCGTACTGGATACGTATCCGAAACGAGCCGAATTCCCCGACAGGTTCAAATGTGCAACCCGAACCGAGTGGTGGTACGTTGATATTAAAGACATCACGCTGTTCTCGCGAAACAAGAACGAGGACGACGATTATTAATCATTAAATAAGAGACGAATATGTTTTTCGAAGTTAGAACAAAGCGGTTGACCGTCACCGAGCGCAATGCGTATAAGACCGTCAAGGAACTGTGGCTGTTCCAGGTTGAAAGTTACACCGAAGCCGAAGCACGTGTAACAGAGTTCATGAACAAACAATTCAAGGGAGAGGACTTCTCTATTCCTAAGATTCAACCGTCAAAGATACAGCGTGTTGAAAAGACAGACGGCTGTGCTGACGAAGACCCGTTCTACAAAGTTAAAATTGAACTTCTCAGCGAGAACGATAAGGGTAAAGTGGTGAAAGAACCATTCTTCATTCTGGTTCGTGCTGAAAGTCCTGAGGCTGCTATTGAGGTTGGTAATGGTGTGGGCGATGAAGAAGCACCGTCTTCTGAAACTGTTTCCGCTACGAAAACCAAGTTCACAGGGGTTGTCGTAATGACCGCTCCGAAGAAAGAACCAGCGAAACCAAAAGCAGAGGCTCCTAAGGAAGAGGAACAACCGAAGACTCCTGCTAAAGCAGCGAAGTCGAAAAAGAAGTAACATTCAGTAACAATCAAGAGTGGCTGGGAAACCAGCCACTTTCATATTTAGGAAGATAATGGCAGAAAAGAAACAACCCATCCCGAAACGTGTAATTACGGAAGCCGACGTTGACCGTATCATGAGAACGGCTCCTGATTACATTACGGAAGCATCGGACGAGGTGAAGGACTTGTTTGTCGCTGCTGAATGGGCAAAAGAGGAACGAGACCTGTCTCCTAAAAGATATTTCGACCTCGTGCTAAACGAGGGTACAGAGGAAGAGAAAACAATCAATATAGACTTCCAACAGACGGTGAATGTGGGGGCAGTTGTCAAGACGCACGGTGGGGACATTACGGCTGTTCGTTCAGCCAACGCCAAGCGTCTTCAATACTTACAGTTAGACCGAGCCTACCAACGAGCCGTGTTGGAACTGAATAAAGCCATGGGAGTCCGTTCCCGGAAGCCTCGTAACATTGTCGACTATACAGGCACGATAATGGAACTCTTTGGGAAGTTCTATACCGTTACCGATGTCAGCAAGGTTATGGCGAAGGAATACAAGATTAAGGTTCCGGAGGAAGAACTGAAGAAGTTTTACGTTGAGAACCGAGACTTGATTACCAGACGTCGAGCCGAGTACGTGTTACAGAATAAGGACTTTCGTATAGCCACTGAAACAGGTCGTCTTGAAGTCCTTAACCAAATGCTGGTAGAGGTTGAAATCAAGAATAGGGCAGCAGGGGGAAGTAACGTCGATTACTGTAACCTTATACTCCGTATCATTGAACAGGCTCGTAAGGAAGTGAAGGGAAACGAAATCAAGATGACCGTTGATGGTCGTATTGATATCAATGCCACACTTCACGCTGAGACCAACGTGATGACGGTCATGAAGCAGATGTCTATCAATGCGTTGGTAGTTGGTTTGACGGCTGCAAAGGTAGGGTTGAATCCAACCGTGTTGATATCACAGTTGGCGTCATCATGGTATGCGAAGTTCAACGGGTTCAATGGTAACTTGATGGATGGTGAACAGGTACAGTTGCCGTCAGCACTGATTAAGCAGTACGACTGGGACCAGATAGAGCGTTCCTCTAAAGAGTTTGTTCAGGAGTTCACCCCTATCACGGAAATCATTGATGAGAAGGAACCTGAGAAGCAAACCACAGCCGAAACAACTCGTAAGAATATGCTCCTACGATTGAAATCAATGAAGGCAGCGAAGGCACAGGAAGACAGCCGTGCCAACCCTGTTACACCTGACGACAAGGATATGAGCCTCAAGGAGAATGGTATGGTATTGGCTCCGGAGCCTGATGAACCCGAAGAGCCGAAAGGTGAGTTCGAAATAGACTACAATCTTAACAAGCATTACAAGCAGAAGAAGAATATGCGTGTAAAGGGTGCGATAGGAGAGTCTATTGCTCGTCACAAGGCACAAAAAGAAGAGGGTGAGGTAAATGTAAACAAAGCGGAAGCAGAAGCCGCAGCGAGACGTGAAAGACGGAAAGCACGTCGCGAAGCAAAGAAGAAAGGAAATCAAGAATGAAAATAGTTTATAACAGTATCAGGAACAGTTCGATATTCGTAAAAAGAAAGGGTGAGCCGAAAGACTCACCCTGTTTTGTTTACCTGTGCACAGGCTTCTAAATACCTGTCGGAGTAACATTGTAAGAACGCACCATCCACGCTTCCTTTTCCATGCTTTCAATCATGTCCTCAAGGAAGTTAAGAGTAGCAAGGTCATTCTCGGGGATTTGTTTGTGAATGTCTCTGATAGAGCGTATCAACTTATCCCAGTCGTCACGAATGATTTTCCACATGTCAAGAGCCTGTGGAACAGCTTCGCTCATACCGAATTCCTTGATGTGGTTGTTCTGTAACATTGCTTCCATAGAACCCAGCGGACGTTTACCAAGAGCACGGACACGTTCAGCAACATCATCAACACGTTCAATTTCTTCTTCGTAGAGTTTCAGCATAGCCTCGTGATAGGAACCAAACGAGTCTCCTACGACATTCCAATGAAACTGCCAAGTCTTCAGCATGAGTGTGAAGTGGTCAGCAAGTAAACCATTCAGCAAGAGGGCACTACGTTCGAGTTCCTCTTCAGTTAAACCAGTCTTAATCATTTTCCTTTAATATTAAAGAGTTTATAAACAGTTATATAACGATTACAAAGGTACAAAGAATAAAATCTTTAGGAAAATCTAAGAATATTCCGGATAAATCATTGGATATATCAAAAGAATGACTAACTTTGTTGCGTCAAACAATAAATCAACGGAATAATATGAAGACTTTAATAGAATTAAAACAGGCTGCTGAGAGTAAAGGTTTACGGTTCGAAGTAAACAAGTGGGACCCGACTATCAGACGTTGGGAAACCGATAAAGTTCCTAATCCTGACTTTATGAAAATAGAGATTGGTATTGAGTACCGTCCTAACATCTGGGCATGGTTTGACGGGTTCTGTAAGGAAGATGTCAAGGATGATGATTTAACCCTGTTCTTCCGGGAAACGTATAATCAAGTATGCGGTCGACAGAATAAGACTTGGAGAAGAGGTTGGAAAGTTGAACGACAACTGTTTGGAAATGATAACTAATAACCAGAGGGAGTTCGCGCTCCCTCACAAATAATTTCGTAGATATGAAAGATGAACCAAGAAACAGAAGTGTGTGGGAACGTATGAAGATGGCGTTCCGTCTATTGTTTAGTGTTAAAGCGTTGGAGCCTGTTTATAAGGAAGGCTGGGAAGATGGTCGTAGAGGACTCTATGACGATTATAAGGTCATGAAGGAAACCATTGAGCCATTCGTGAAAAAGGTTCATGACACGGCTTGGCACGGGGATAGTGCTATTACTATACCAGGAATGATTCCAACGGAACTGTATCGTATGCCGTTCCTTCCAGTTGAGGATTTCCTTGGTGCCGGAATAGTTGCTGGACATGATTGTCCTCCGCAACAAATTGAGTTGAGATATCAGGTATATAGACAGGATACGCTCGAGAAAGCGTTTCAGGCGGATAGACGGCTTGCGCATGATATTAATTACGGATATGTAGAAGCCTCTAAATGTCTTGCGAAGTTCCTGTTAGAAAATGGGTTCGTGAAACATCGTGTTATCGCTAATCCGAGAAGCCCATACCCGACATTCGTATTCTTTACGAATGTGATGAAACGGGTGTAATCACGTTATAATAGTGCGGTAAATCTGCCGTTGGATTGCACTTAAATATTGCGAGGTTGAGCCGGACTGGGAAGTTCGGCTCAATTTATTTTGAAGAATTCCCGAGGAAACTCTTTGATATCTCAATCTGAACCACTACATTTGTACAGTCAAATCAATAAAACCAATGTAATATGGAATTCAAAGAACAATCCGTCCCGACTGGTATCTTGCTTAAGATACGTAAATTACAGGCTCTTGCCGAAAGAGGAGTAGGTGGTGAAGCCACGAACGCAAAAATCCTATTGTCTGCCTTGTGCGAGAAATACGGTATCGATGAGTCAAAACTTGATGAAGAAGAGAAACAGTGGTACGAGTTCGAAATGAGAACATCGGTTCAGAAACTGTTCTTACAGTTGTACGTCAGTATATATGGAACGACTGAACGCTATCTCCAGGAAGTTGAACTGTGGAAGAGAGGTCGTAAGAAGATAGTGAAATGTAAGTTCACCCGTGCTGAATACATTGAATTCAGTCAGTTATGGGAATGGCACAGAAAGAACTATCTGGCTGAACGTAAACGCATGAGAGAACTGTTCAAGATAGCCTACTTTGATAAATTCAAGATGTATGCTTCAGAGACCTGTGATGAGTACGAAGCCCAGCGGTCAAAGAAGAAAGATGACGACTTCACATTTGAGGATTTAATGGCGATAAACATGATGGCAGCAGCCTGTAAGAACAAATCCTTCTACAAACAAATAGGAGAGGTAAATGACGACGAAGAAGACGATTAATGATTTCCCCGAAAATAATCGGGGATTTCCTTTGATATGTCAATCTTTATACATATATTTGCTTCCGTAAATCAAACAAGTGTAATCATGAGAAAGAAAACATCACATCGCGAGAAGGACTTCGGTCTGGTTCAAAGAGCCTTATGTGGAGACCAGGATGCCTTTACAACGATATTCAAGAAGTACAATGTTATCCTCACTATACAGATTGGTGAGATTATCAATGACAAAGATTTAACAGCCGACATCGTAATGGAAACATTCGAAAAGGCTTTCGAGCGGTTGGAACGCTTTCAACCAGACTATCAATTGAGTGCGTGGTTAGTCCGTATCGGTAGGAACTGTGCGATAGACTATTGTCGTAAGAAGAACCGAGTGAATATCGTCAGTATTGATGAGGGGTTCGACGATACCGAAGATGACCGACCTACGTTACAAGTAATAGACGACAGCCGTACACCTGAAGAATCCTTGTCGTTCAATCAGCGAATAGAATATGTAAAGAACGTCATGCAGAAGATGCCGTCAACATCAAGACGGGTTATTCAGATGCGGTTCTTTGATGACTTCACCTACGAAGAAATGGCTGATGAACTGGGGTTCACTCTTCAACAGGTCAAGAACGCTATGCATAGAGCGAAGCGAGACCTCATTGAACTTATAGAGTTGCAGGCATACGATGACGTCCTTCATAAATAAAAGAGGAGTTCGTCATAACGCTATACAGGTATGAGAATGACAAGTTATTTCAGGTCTCTTGTTAAGTCAGGGACATTGGACAGCAGTAAATCGTTTGCCTTGCTGCTGTCCGTAATTATAGGAGCCATCATTGGTTTAGTGGTGTGCTTCTGTCTTATTTGGGACGTCGTGACCAACGGGTACATCAAGACAAATCTGAACGAATTGGGAGTGTTCCTATTGTGTGCAGGTGGCTTCATGGTTGGTGGCGGGATAAACAAGGTATTTGGCGAAAAGTATTTTAAACATCAAAAACCAGAGAAGAATGAAAAAGAAGTTTAAAGCGAAAGTTTCGGGAATGTTTGATATCGTTCAGTTAGGCGATGACACATTCAGCGAGGTGGTCGAAAAGTTGAAAGCCAACGACTACCATATTGACCAACAGTTCACGAACCGTGAAGAGTGTTATGTCGAAGCCATAGGCGACAGCGGTACGAAGTCCGTATCTCGTGGGGATATGGTGTTCACGGACGAGACGGGAGAGTTATTTATAATGTCAGAGAAACGGTTCAATGCAACGTATGAAGAAGTGGAAGAAGATTCAAAAATCCCTAATCAGGAAATGGCGGCAGACCCAGTGTGATTGGTTCGGTCATCAGCCTGTAACAGTCATAGAAGACCGCTGGCGTGGTAAACAGAACATTCTGAACCGTAAAGGAGGGAAGTCTCGCAAGGGAGGACACTATGTTACGGGATATTATGAAAAGTGCGCGAGATGTGGTAAGAAATTGAGTGATTTTAAAAGATGTTGGTAATATGTTAAAGATGAAGTTTTGGTTCGAAGGGAACCAGTTACAGCCTGACTGCAACATTCACGGAGGCTGCAAGATAGGGAGTTCAGCCTGTCATGCTTGTCCTCACTGTGTACGGGTAAACAGCAAAGACCAGGAAGTTCTGTGTCTTGGCGATGGCTCAGAGTATAAAGAAGCCAAGTTGGAAGAGTTGAGGGTTGGCGACAGGTTCAAGACAGTGAAGAACGTGTACGGGACTCTCTATACAGTAAGGGAAATCAAGAACGGTAAAGTTATGGTGGACAGCGACGTCACGTCAATGTCAGTCATCAAGAACTTTGATAAGGTGTTCTTGCTTCCTGTAAGCGAAAGTAATTAGTAAACCGAATGAGATGTCAGCACAGGATAGGAAAGTTTCTTAGAACGACTGTTAGACGTCTCATTCCCTAAATTAAAAACGAAAGAAGATTATGAATAGTTATGATTATATCCCAGACTGGTGGATAAGTGGTTCAACCCAAACAAAGTAAAGGTCATGGAAAAGGAAAAGACTCATGCAGTAATAGATACTTCGATAGGCTGTTCGCCTGACGAATATTATCGCTTCTACGGAACGCTCGAGGAATGTCAAGCGTATATCAAGGAACACGAGAATGAACCTAACTTGGGGATAATACCATGATACACTTCGCTCAGAACAATGACATCATCATTGGTGTGGACTTTGGTCATGGTAATGACATTGCGGTGAAGACTACGGCAAAGGTTCACGAGGATGGGAGGCTTGAAATACTGTCATCGGAACGGATAGGAAGAACCCGTGATATCAAACAGGAACATCGGAATAGAATAATTGAAGAATTAAAACAGTTCAGCGATGGCACTTTACAGCAATTGGAACGTCCTGACGCTCCCTATTAAAGCCGACGGAAAGTATAAGATTGGTGATACGTATTACGTGTCCGATAAGGACTATCCTAAATTTTGGAAGTTCGATGGATTGGTGATACGAAATATCGATTATTCATGGGGTGTTCGTTTGCATTTTAGCCTGAAAGATTGGTTAGAAGCCAAGCCAGATATAGAAAGATTCAGACGAATAAAGGGAACGAAATCACCCTGTCAGTTGAAACATTTTTAGCAAAAGGAAATATGAGAAGGAATATCCATGTAATGTACAAGAACTTCAGAGGCATAGTGCTGACGAAAACCCTGTTTGGGTTCGAGGGAAGACTGAACCCTGCTCAACTCAAGAAGGAACTTAAGGACAAGAATGTAGAGTGTTCATTGGTTGTGGGTTGGAGTGTGTATGAGCCTGATGAGGCTACCGAACTCACACCGTCACAGGCTATGGACTTTCATGACTGTCTTCAAGAATTGAGCGATGTTGATATCCGCTTCAATGTGAACGGACATTCAATTGAGAACGGTTCTATACGGCTGTCGTATAACATCTATGAGCATAACATCATGGTCACACGGGTATGGCTCAATGGAAAAGAATCAAAGGAATTGCTGGACACCATTCAGCAATGGTTAGATAACAATCAAGAATAAAAGAAGGATTATGGAAGCATTTAAAACAAGGCTCATGCAGGAGTATGTAGAACTCAATGAGCGCACAGAAAAGTTAGAGGAGTTCATCCTCAAAAATCCTAAATTCGAAAGCCTCGAAACAGAGATTCGAACATCGATGTTGGCTCAGAAGGAAGCGATGAAGGAGTACCGTCATTCGCTGAAACATCGAATGAAACTGTTAGGGATAACTCATGATGACGTGGTTGCCTATAAGCACCCGTATCAGAACCTGTCCTTCGGTGAAGCATTACAGGCTCTCGAGGCTGGTAAGTGTGTCAGAAGAGAAAGTTGGGTTGGGGATAAGTTTGTAGTGAAACAAATCGACAGTGACATTCCGGCTGAGGTTGTTCCTAAGATGCAGTCGCTTCCGGACAGTGCTAAACAGTTTATTGGAAAGACAGCCAACGGGGATATTCATTATCGTAACCAGTGTCTGATAGTGAAGCAGTACCCGTCATCGACTGTGGCTACAAATTACGTTCCGGACTGGAATGATATGTTCGCAAAAGATTGGATAGTGCTATGATAGTTCTTCTCATTATATTGTGCGTACTGCTGACGGCTGTTATCGTGCTGTCGGTATGGGGATACACGTTGCTCAGTAAGAAAATTGATTACGTGTACGGAAATCAATCCATATTGTATCAGAAGATATTAGAGGCTGAGATACCTGTGTTATGCTCGTATCTTGGGGTGCTCGAAACGGCTCGTCGTGAGGCGTTGGCTGATGAACGGTATGAAGATGTGCAGAGGTTGATAGACACTATCCGATATAATACAGGGACGTTGGAGCAGTTGAGGCGGGAGTACAGTATGATGCGGAAGGATAGTCAGTCGACTCGATAGATTCCTTGAACGGTGTTCGATATTCGACATCGGGTTCTGGATTATGTGTGGAGGGATGTGATGAGTCATGGGTGATGGCTTGCTACATCCCTCTGGACGTCTCGTACAGGGACGTCCACAATCAACATGGTATAATGCTGAGCCTCATAATCTTTAGCCTCTATTAGATAGGTATATGAGAGGTGATGACTTTGGTGATGTCCCGTACCTACCAAATAAAAGAATAGAGGGTGATAATCACTGATGGGGGTAGAGCCTCCCTATATAGGTCTATATGGTATAGGGGGTATGGTTGGTGTAGGAGGTGAGGGGTATGGGGATATTGGAGTGTGGTATGGGTTGGTCAGTGGGGTTATTGGAGTGGGTGGTTGGAGGTTCAGGGTATTTCGAATCCGGACTGCAACACTCTTCTGCACCAGAATCCTGCGCGACTCAACCCCGAAGAACCGTGTCCGATGACTGTTTCTACTCCACACCAAGGACTCCGTGGCTGTCATTTGGGACGATATCGTATGCCTCACTATCCGTTATCACGAGAATGACACACTGGCGTCTAAAACAGCCTGTAAATCACCCTAAAAACCTCTCCACCAAGACACGGATATTTGGTTGCATCTACTCCGGGAAATTCGGTACAGAAGTAACAGCGTCCGTCATGGGGAGTTGTCATCACCCTAACATGGTCACCCCACAGCGAGTTAAGCCGGAAATGACTGTTTCGAAAAGTTAAATCTTGAGGAAAATCTGAAGAAAGTTGGAGAAACTCTTTGCGGATTCATCAGAATCCACTACCTTTGTGTCATCAAAGTAAATCAAATGTCAAATATTAAAACAAATAAGGATATGAAAACGTCACAAGATTTTAACGAAAACTTCAATCAGTACAGTTCAGAGATAGAAAAAGAGATGTCGAACCTCAATCGTATGTTACAGGAGTTTGCTTCTAATGGAGTAGTCGCTCAACAAATCATCAATGACTTGGAACCTGTATTAGCGAAGTTACACCTGACAATCGACTCATTCACTATGAACCGTCCGGACAAAGAGAAAGCCTCTAATCGTGGTCGTCTGAGTCTTCATCTCGTGTCTGACGGGAAGTTCAAGTTCATTCAGTTCCGTGGCTATACTTCACGTGGTGCTGGTAAGAACGAAAGCCGTCTCGATAGCAAAGCCGAAAAGATTTGTGAAGCGGTTATGGCTGCTCTTCAGAACCCTGTAAACGAACTCCGCTGCTCAGTCAACCCGTTCAGCCTCGAAGTAAGGGATGGAAAGGAAACAGGTCGTGTGCTGATGGATATCTCATACAACTTCTAAGGAAATAATCGAAGAATTCTTCAAGAAAATTCCGGATGGTTCATTGCTGAGTCATCTGGAATGACTATATTTGTACTGTCAATCAATAAAGAAACAGTCAGTATGAAAACAATCAGTCAAATCCAACAAGAGGTTCTCGCCACGGCTCAAGCGACACTTGACGAACTTCAAGCCTCTATCGAAAAGTTTTGGGAACAGGGTTGGGAACGTAACGAGGAAGCGAAAAGAACCTGTCAGTCTTCTAAATGGTACGCTAACAATATCTCAAGAGTCATTCGTGATTATGCTTCTTATAAAAACCTGTATGAGAAGATACTGTCTGGCGAATATATAAGCCAACATCAATCTCGCGAGGACGCTGTGGCTGAGGCTACGAAACAACTCGAAAAGAATGAAGAGTCTTTCCCTCGCTCACTCAATCACATCTACCAAACCGCTGTCCGTCGTACCTATTACAGTCTATGTGGTTACACTCATGAGGACGAAATGGTTCACACTCCTGGAGTACGCTACGACCGTCAGCCGGAATACATTCGTAATAAGGAAATACAGGCTTCAGGAGTTCTGAGCATTCACTTCTACTGCGAGTCTCGTGAAAAGTTTTATGCAAAGCGTGACCAAGAGGTACGGCTCACAATCGAACAGGCTACTGCGAAACTGAAATTACAGGTAGAGAAGAAACTCACTCCTATCAAAGACAAGATACAGTCGTTTGACCTCATCTCTTTTAAAGGTCAGCAGGGGAACTATGTAGGCGAGTGGGTGATACGTACTGAAGACGCTCGATACATCTTTAAAACGAGTTGTATCCTGGCTGGTGGCTATAACATACAATGCCTTCACGCTCGGTATATAGCCAATCTTAAACAGGTGAAGAAATAAATCTTGAGGATATCCCGGAAATTCTTCCGGGATTTCTTTGATATGTCGATAGAACCCAGTACATTTGCTCAGTCAATTAAATCAAAGGAGGAAACAAACTATGTTACAGAAAGGTTCAGAACAGTATAAACAGGCTCAGAAGTTAGCGAATGAAATCAAGGACATGGCGGGAACTGACCGCTGGAATAACAACTCCTATTTCGACATCGCTTTCAATGCTCTCGGGCAGTTTATCAGTAAAGTACAGGCGACAGACGGCTTCGCTGCTAAGATAGCCGAAACAGTCGACAAAACGATGAACCCCTACGGAAAGAAAGTTGCGTTCATCAGTGACAAGCAATCATGGATATTGGCTGTTGCAGCCGTTGAAAATAATATAACACTATAAGGCATCATGGAAAGAATAATTTGGACAGTATTTGAGTTCTTTTGGGGACGCTTCGGAAGAAAGAAGTTAGTAAAGAAGTACAGGGTATGGTGGCAGCGGTTCTGGATAGCCGTGTTCGTCTTCCTAATCTTGTGGGGAATGGTACTGTTCCTCGAGTGGTGGGACGGTGTGGTTCGTTTTCTGAACTATGTGATATGGGGATAATAGTACAAACCAATAAATAAGGAGAAGATATATGGAAGTAAAATTAAGAGGATTAGACCGCTACGAGGTAGAGGCTATTCAGTACGATGGTACAAACAGTGATGAAATTTGTCAGTTCATTCTTGAGCATAAACCCTATACACAAATCGAGGGAGCGTTCCTGAACAAAGGTACGGACAAGAAGATGATGGCGGTTATCGTCATTCCGTCAGGCGAAGACATTTTGGTGCGCGAAAAGGAATGGCTCGTTCATGTTGAGGTTCCCTACGGAAACCAGAACTCCTTCTACGTGATGACTGATGAAGAACGTCAGGACAGGTTCCAAGAAGTCAATGAAGATGACCTGTCCCCCTGGATAAAGGTTGAAGACGCCAAACCCAAAGAGGAGCAAGTCGTGATTGTCCTGTACAGAAAGTATGGCGATTTACAGGTGGCGAGACATTGCTTTTATAAAGATAGCAGCCTTGTCAACGGTAAATGGATTCATGCGAACAGTATTGTCATCGCTTGGCTTCCTGAACCTAAATCTGAGAACGTATTATGACAGTCGGGGATATAATACAGGTCACGAATATAGCCACTGGGGAAACCCATGTGGCTCATATTGTACACGGTTCATCGTCCGCAGGAATATACGGTGATGACAGGGGAATGTCCTGGTGGGCTTCGGGTGTTCAATGGACACGAACTATCGGTCCACATCAGACTGCTCCTAAGACGCACACCTGTACAGTAATAAAGACGGCTGAACAGGTACGTCAGGAAAGACAGAAGGAACAACTCATGAAAGTTGCCCAGATGATATACGACGGAGTGAAGAGTGGCTCCTACTCCGTTGAGAATGTAGCCGAAGCAATAATATATTTGAGATGAGAACACTAACAGTTGAGAAAATCGGTGAGACCGAAAAGGCTGTTCAGTATCGTGTGACGTTCTGGATAGTTGAGAACCCCGGACACCCTGTGTGCTGGGAAGGAAAAGAGTATTACTTTGGGAGGTGGCTGCCGAAGCGTGTGGTCACTCCTATTGATGACACTCATATAGGTATTCCGAAGAAGTTCCTTGAGGAGACCATTGAACTACTGGCAAAAGGACATCCGTTCAGGGAAGTTCGCTATAATGCTCAGTTCAAACAGGAGACTCTACAATGGACTAAACCGACGAAACCAGAAAAATCTTGAAAATTCTTTGAAGATTTCCGGATAATTTCTTTGCTGATTCAATAGAAAGCACTATCTTTGTAATGTCAAATTAAATCAACAATGTCAAACAAATTAAAAATTAGAATTATGAAGACAACTGTAAACAACATCGCTTCCGAAAATGTAACCTCTTTCGTAATTAACGAAGATATGCTTAACGAAAAGAAGGCAATGAAGTACATCAGCAAACCTAACATGGTTGCTGCTATCAATGACATCTGTGCTGCTATCAAAGGTCTTAACAGCCTGTTCTCACCTCAGGAGTACACCGAAGCCAACAGCAAGAAAGAACTGTTCGACGCTTATCACCGCTTCTACATCATCTATACTGACCTCCGCGACGCTGCCATTGAGGCTCGTCACCGTGAAGAAGAAAAGGCAGAACGTGAAGAACGTCGTCGTCAGGCTGAAATCGCAAAGAATACCGCTGAACTTATTAAGCCAGCCCAGCCGTTAAAGAGCGAAGAGGAGGTCAAAGAAGCCTCTAAAGCCAATAAGAAGGCAAAGGCTGACAAGGCTCCCAAACAGGAAAAGAAAGCCTCTGTAGAGGGTGAAAAGAAGTCCGCTCCCCGTGTTGGTGACGCTGAGGCTCGCCTCTCTACCTACTCCGCTGAACTTGCTGAGAAAGAGGCTTTGGTTGCTAATGCTGAGGAGTTCGCTAAACTGTCAAAGGAAGACGCCAAGGCTATCCGCCACCGTATCGCTTCCCTCAAGCGTAAAATCGAGCGTGCTAACAAGGCTCTGGGAACTAAATAAGGCTCAGTCATGAAAGAAATCCTGACATTCGTAGTGCTTCTGATACTGGGAGCACTACGTTATTTCGAATATAGACATCGAGAATGATTAATCCAATATATCATGAGCAAACTAATCACCATAGAGGATGGGTACGAAATACGCTTGGGTCAGAAGAACCCATCTTGTTACCCGTGTTGCTTCGAGGGGTCGGTCTGCGCTTGTCGCAGCGACCTTTGCATAAAGCATCGAGACAACTATATCAGAGAGCATGGAAAACTCCCGCAGGGAGAAGATATTTATCTCAGACGAGTGAAGCCATGAACGAAGAGGACACTTCCCTATATGGTAAGAACCGTGAAGGAAAGGTTGCGCTCTGTGAGACCTGTGCCTATGACGGTTACTGTCGAGACAAGATACGATATTATAGATGTAGAAACTATATAAAAATCAAAGACGATTATGACAAGAATGAAAGGAATGTTGCTGATGACCGCTCTGATGATGGCGGCAGCACAATCGAGTGACCCATTCAGAACTCCTCGACGCAATACAGGGGTTCGACGTAATAACAACCAACGGAAGCCGAAACCCGTTGTTCGTGAATTGAGGGAGTTCACTGTGAAAGGTCATACGATTATGGCTTACTCCCGCAAGGACGCTATTACACGGCTGAAACTCAAGAAGAAAATTTAGGAGCCATGAAAACAAAAGAACAAATAGAAGCGCACAGAAGAACCTGTGAGCATTTCAATACTACTCTCCTGGGAGATGGTATAACGTGTTGCACAGCCGACTTGCGTGCCTTACCTACATGGCAAGACCCAGGAGGTGATGGTATGGTTTACCCCTGTGGAGATGATTGTCCGTTTATGAAACAGTTTATAAATGAAGATAAAGATGAAGACATTGAAACCAATCATTCAGACGGAAGAGCCTGACAAGTATGGGCGAACCGTGAAAGTAGGAATCACCGACGGAACGACGGCATCGTTCTTTCAGGTGATGTCCATGGGAGAGGTGAGAAACCTCCGTGACGAGTTGACGAAGTTCCTAAACCACTCAGGAGCCGGAACCCCTGTGTTCGACTTCAAGAGTTTCGAAGGAATGCGCGACAGGGTAAAGGTCGGGGATACTGTTCGGGTACGTTTCGAAGAGTTTGGTATGCCTGACAAACATATTCCCGGACGGATGGTACTTCCTAAAAGAGCCTATCGTGTAATAAAGATAGACGAAAGACGAGGGCAGCACCTGTCCGGGAAGGACTTGGAAGAGGGGAAGGTCAGAAAGTTTCACATCGAACAAATCATTGAAGTCCTATGAGAGTGAATAAAGCCATGCTGATGATACGGTTGGTCAACCGTATCACGGCTGAAAGAGATTATTGGAAAGAAAAGGTTGAGGCTCAACTCGAAGGAAAGCCGTTTGTCGAGAATGAACGATACGAGCGTCGTAAGCATAAAATCACCCGTATAAGCCGACCCCAGTAGCCTGTTTGGAAAAATTTTGACGAATTTATCGGGAAACTCTTTGGAATGTCAAATAATGCCACTATATTTGTTCCGTCAAACAATTTAAATCATTTAGTTATGGGACAGAAATCAGTTTACAACATCATCACCGCCCAACAAATAAATGGGGTCTGGAGTATCGCTGACGTGGCGTTTTCAATTACTTCGCTTAGAAAAGCGCAAATGCAAATGCAAACAATTATTGACCTCACTGAAAGAGGTGAATGGTTTGTAGGGAGCGAAAATCATTACGAGATAATCGCTAATGAATATCCTCCTATACTTGAACAGCCTCGTTTCGTGTGGGACATCATGATTAAATGCGTTGAGACAGGGACGCTCGTACTGTATCGCATGATAGAGTCTCCGCTGAATAGTATGTACATTTCAAAATAATCCCGATATGGAAATCAATCAGAATAATAAGCCAGTGACCGTTACGTTCAGTGACGGCACTGTCAAACAAGTTATCTACGACTCAATAGAGTTTCTTGAGGGAGGGAATGTATCCCTTCTCGGACACTTATCAGACCTTCCTACTGAAACGGTCGTAGAGACGCCAAAAGAGGCTCCTATCACCCCACAACTACCACCCGAAAGACCTTATATGCGCAGGTACACGTTCCGAAGCGGTCTTGTGCGCTTCCTACACGAAGGACGTATGCGTACTGCTGCCGTCACTCACTGTACGGATAAGGCTTGGCGAGTGATGAATAAAGAGTTGGGAGTAGCGTGGTTGCCGAAGAATGTCATCAGGTGGAGCGAAATCGCTCAGCAGTTCTGCGTCATCGATGAGACGTATGAGTTGGACTTCACGTTTGATGTCAAACAGGGTATGGATGAATATCCGTCCTTATTCGACCCTGAGGATTTAGTTGTAAACGAACTCGATTAATAGAAAGGAAAATAGATTATGATGGTGAATATGAACGGTCTGTCCTACGGGACATGGAGAAACATTCAGAAGGCGATTGAGCAATTTGACTCGCCTGTTAAGTCATCAGGAAACTACCTGTTAAAACTTCAGGAAGTATTCACTCCCGGACATACTCGTCAGATACACGTCCTCCCGAAACTTGGGGAAGGCTCACTTGGCGACGCTGCTGAGTATCAACGTGTGTCTGACAAATACTGTTGGGAGATTATAGTGGCTGACGATACAAGGTTTGGTCGTCATGTGAGTGTCTGTTCCTATTTCACCGAACCAGCGTTCGAGGTCTTTGCTGACACGCTTGGATGGAATGAACAACATCGCGAGCAGTACAGGCTGTCAACGGATATCGAGAAAGAGAAGAAAATTCAAGAACAGTTCGCTCTGAAAGTCCTTGAGACAATCTGGGGTGAATATGGTCACACTATAAAAAGAATACCATCATGAGAAGATGTCGGAAATGTTACTGTACAAATCCAGCAGCCTGTCAAGCGTGTCGCTCGTATTACAGGGGAAGAGTGAAGAACGCTCTTATCATTGCCTTTGTGATGTGCGTGGGTGCGATGTTGTTAGGCTGTATCTTGGCTCTTCTCATGATAGGAGTTTTTCTATTATTATAAACCAAAATGAGAAGTTATGCTGGAAACAGAAACAATCTATCCAGGCGGAAATCTGCCTAAACAGAAGTATCTCAAAAGAATGTGGCGTGGGCTTGCGGTTCTTTTGCTGTCAATTCTAATCATTCTTGTGATACGGTCGTGTAATACGACAGAACCTGTACCATCTCAGCCAGCGTTTGGCTGTGAGTACGCTGAAGAACAGGCTGTGGAGCCAATACCTGAAACGCTCTTTGACGAGGTGTATGATTATATCTTCAAGTTGAGGATTGACCATCCGGACATCGTCATGGCACAATGTATTGAGGAGTCCGGAGGCTTCACTTCTAAACTGTTTGTAGAGGGACACAACTGTCTGGGAATGAAAGTTCCCAGAAGCCGTCCCACTTTGGCTGTCGGAATCATGTTAGGTCATGCCCGTTTCAACTCGTGGCGGGAGTGTATAGCCGACTATGCTATATGGCAGAGTACATTTGCCCGACGGCTCACAAAGGACGAATATTTCGCCTATTTAGACAGAGTTTATGCGGAGAAGAAAGGTTACAGTGGTCGTCTTAAAGCGATAATTCAGTCTCGAGGACTGTAACCTGACTCCGGAGTAATCACGTATCTTTAACATCAACAAATAATTTCGTATGGAAACAAGAATTAAAACAGCCTTGGACGGCTTTCGTAAATCAGTGCTTGAGGCACACGGTATGGACTTCCTAATCGTAGGTTCACTCGCTCTTCACGAGTTGGGTATGGAAACGGCTGAACCTCACGACATCGACATGGAGGTCAAATGCACACCCGAACAGGAACAGAGTATCTTTAAGTTACTGTCGGACTCTCAGAAGAACACGATGTATCAGATGAAGGAGCAAGAGGATTACCTTTCCAACGCTGAACGTCGTATGGATAAAGTGACATGGAAGCATAAGCCGTATCTCTTTCAGTGGGGAGACGTTATCATCAACGTATGGGTGGTGAGTGAGTTCAGTCACGAGTATGTTACACTCGACAGCGGAATCAAGTTCGCAAAGGTGATGTCTGTCATTCGTAAGAAGATAGCATATCAGCGCAACAAAGACCGAGCGTTCCTAATCAATCTCGCATATCGCTTCCTTGGAATGGTGGGCGCAAACGGGAAGAATTTATCCGCTGTATTCAATCAGGATTGCCGATAATCCGGGAGTCCAAAGGGAATGATAAAAACTATCAACCGAAAAACGACGTTATTATAACACGTTTGAAAATAGAAACAATTTTTATTCACTAAATTTTAAAAAGAAATGAGAAAGTCAGAATTCGTGGCAGCAGTTGCCAAAGAGGCTGGTATGAGCCAGAGAGACACCGAGAAAGTAATCGACGCACTGAATCCGGTGATTGTCAAGACCTGTGTTGAGGACGGTGACGAAATCAGCCTACCTTTCGGAAAGTTCAAACAGAAAGTCAACCCTGCTAAAACAGGTGTGAACCCGTTGACTCAGAAGCCTATGAACGTTCCCGAGTCTCACACACTTGCTTTCAAGGCTTCCAAGACCGTGAAAGTGGTTGTTGAACCGAAGAAAGGTAAAAAGAAATAAGTCCGTGAGGATGTGATTTTTGTTTTAGTCATGATTGGAAAGAGGTTGCCTGTAACGGGTTGCCTCTTTCCTTATTCATAGAAGCCACTGGCGGTCGCTTTACGAGATTTACCCCTGTTGGCTGGTACATTTTATTCCCCGTATAGTTATAATCGCTTAAATCGTCTAATATGAACGCAAGAATGGACAAAGATAGCACAGTCACCCTGTCAGGGTTCTGTGAACACGTAATCAGTAAGACTCAATCCGAGATATACAGAATAACAGGTTCATCTTCCCTAAAAATTCAGGACGGAAAGGCTCGTAGAAGAGAACGCAGAGCCGAATTGAGGAAAAATCGGAAGAAATAATGAAGATTTTCCGGATGAACTCCTTGGATATTCGATAAATGGACGTATATTTGCTCAGTCAAATCAAACAAGTTACGTCATGAAAGGTTCAAGATACTACAAAAATTTAGACTTCAGCAAGCCAGTAGGGACTCACCGCTATGTTGATAACATCAAAGACCGTCGACAGTTAGCAAAGGTTTGCCTCGTGGCTATGGCTCGTATCAATCAAGCCGAACAGGGTACAATCACAGAACCCTATGAATTGGCTTCCTCTACAATGAAAGACGGACGTACACTCATTCAAACTATCTATGAGAATGGTTATGTAATGTATAATAACGGATGGTTCATTGTCGAATGCGATGAAGACGGGACACTTTACGTTGATGTAACAGGTGCAGCGACTCGAGAATGTCCGGAGTACGAAAATATGGAATATATCATGGACGCTGCCTGTCGCGAGGGTCATGAAGAGTGCCTCAAGGCTTTGGCTGAGTATGAAACCAATTAAATATAGATAGTTATGGATAGAAATGTAAAGCAGTTGGAGTATGTATCTCCTGAAATCAAGTACAAGAGTGGTCCGATGGATACCTTTGTTCACGTGGATTTTATTCATCGTTGGTTTGGTGTTATTGACACTAAGAAGATGGTGAAGTACGGTGCTCACGCCAATGTGGTATTCGGGACTGACAAACGACAGTACACGTTTCGAGAGGGTTGGTTGATAGGGTTCAGAAGAATTCCTGAGTCAGAAACTCGTGTGATAGTACAGAATGAGAAGAGCGACACGTGGGTTCTCCGTCGTGATTGGGCAAAGGTCTTCGAAAAGATGACTCCTCAGAAGGCAGCGGACTTCAAGATATCTTCCTATAAGGACGTTCTTGATGAAATGGCTGAATACTTTATGGACGGTGACGAGTTTAAGACCGCCACGTTCCTGTGTAAAATCGAAGAAACTAACAAGGTATGATAGCAATCAGCGACAAATTAAGACATCAGGTCATGAAACTGGCTGAGCAGTACGAGAAGCCTGAATTCATCACTGACGACCCTGTACAGTTCCCCAGACGGTTCGGATACAAGTGTTCTCAGGAGATAGTAGGCTTCATCGCTGCTTGGTTAGCGTATGGGAACCGGAAAGCCATCCTCTCTACCTGTGAGAAACTATGTAAGGAGATGGAACGTCTGACTCCCTATATGTATATCAAGAACATGGGTTGGCGAAAGTACATTGACTCGGAGGAACCCCTGTACCGTTTCTTCAAGGAAAAGGACTTCGCTGACCTGTGTCGTGCGCTCAAGGAGATTTACGATAACAACGAAGATATGGAAGAGGCTCTGTCAAAGAACTATACTCGTACGATGGGAGCCACAGATTATCTCGATGCGCTGATAAGCCTGTTCCCTGGAGTGAAAGGTATCCCCCAGGATTCGAAGTCTGCCTGTAAGCGGTTGAATATGTTCCTACGATGGATGTGCCGTCGAAACAGTCCTGTGGATTTAGGTATCTGGAGTTTCATTCCCCAGCCATCCCTACTCATTCCGCTTGACACTCACGTCGCAACCGTTGGTCGTCAATTGGGTCTCATAACGGGCAAAGGCGATAGCATGAATACAGTGCTTGAACTTACTACGAATTGCCGTAATGTCTATCCGTTAGACCCCTGTAAATGTGATTATGCCCTGTTTGGGTACGGTGTAAACAATAAAACCAAGAAAGAATCATGAAGAAACTATTGAGGAAACTGTTCCTATACTTATTTAAGGAAGATTTCAAAAGGATGAAAGCGTTGGAGAGGGACTTAGAAGGGTTAATTCATCGCCAGAAATGTGCAACCTCTTTGGCTGAGGTTCGTGCTGAACGTATCAGAAAACTCCTGGGGAACATCGATGTTTCAGTTGATGTTCATCATCGTTCAGGTTCATGGGCGGTTGTATCCTTACAGGGTTCGAAGACCGACTACATTAAATTCATCGACCTCGGAAGTCGAGACATGATGGAAATCGCTCGTTTCCTACGGCAGTACGATAGAGCGAATGTGAAAATAGACGCCAGTCCTTTCGACAGGCACATGATAAACGAAGAAATTTATAGATTATGAAACAGTCAGCAATCATTTCAATCTTCCTGCTCCTACTTACAGGCTGTGGGAAACGTGTTAATCAGGACACACTCGTAGAACTTTCAGTGAAGTCTATGGTAGAATTCTCAGAACGTTTGTCAGGGCATTCCTCACAGAATCTTGAAAGTTCTATCCTGAACCTGTCTCAAGCCACAGGACTTGAACCCCGAACATCAGAGCTGGCTGGGGAGATACTGTATTGTGCGGATGCTCATCTTGATGATGGTACGAACTACTCGATTACAGGCTACGACCGCAAGGAGGGTGCTGCGGTTCTCATAACGGTTACAAACAGCGAGGACAGTACAATCCCCCAGAAGATGTGTGAACGTATCCGCTCGCTCGCACTTGAGAGAGGCTTGGTTCTTTCCTACATGACGGGTGCTGATAAGATTAGAGGCGGTTACTTCATTGTTCAGGACATGAAAGACGGTCTTCTATTAATCATTGGAGAAGAAAGGAGATACTGATGGAAGGGAAACGCATTGGAATAGTCGTTGGAGGAACCGGAGCTATCCCCGAAGCAGCTATAAGAATGGCTCAGGAACATGATGTTGAACTTGTCAGAGCAGAGGATATAAAGCAAGAAGAGTACGAGCCAACCCGTATCCCTGAACAGGTGTACACGATTTATCCTCGACCTGAAATTCCTGACATCACCCTGTACGACCCACCACGAATGGGGAAAGGTGGTTCGAAACACGGTCGTAATGAGGAAAGAATTAAGAAGGACAGGAAGAAAAACAAGGCGAAGAAAACCCATCGACGGAGAAAATAAACGTATTATAAAAGTCACGTGACGATAACCTGTTACACGGCTGCGCAACCGTGTGGCGTATTATTCACAATTAAAAATTCATATCAAAATGAAGAAAGATTTCTTAAACATTTCCCCCTGAGTCTGGGGGGGGGGTCGACCCAAGTAACTGTAACGGCTGACCCAAATCCACAAATGAAAGAGCGTTCTACCACGCTTAACTTCTCATCCACTGGGGGGGGGGGTCTAACTAAAGCCGTTACTGCGGTTCAGACTGGTGTTCCTTGGTTTTGTACGATAGGAATGAATTCCCGAAATGATTTTGATAGTGGTGAAAATAAATGGAGGGTCAATTGGCTTGTTATCCCTGCCGCTCCTCCGTCAATCGACGCTTCTGGGAACATTACTCAAATTTTATATTTGCCAAGAGAATGGTTCCCTCGAGATGCTACTGGTCAAGATTTCCAGACGCAACAATACTTTGATATTTCATTGATTGTCCACAAGTCTTTAATTCAAGAAAATGGAGACCCGATTGTTGAAATAGATGGAAATGAAAAACAGTTGGGCAAGACAACTGTTGGGGATTATTTTCATTATTCAGCTTTCAGTCTTGATAATGATTGGCTTATCACCCCTTCAACTCAAGAAAAACAGGTTCTAATTTCGGTTGATGGAGGCGGTCAATATCAACTTATTTACAATATACAAGTAGAGTAAAAATTAGACATTCTCAAAGATATCCCGGAAGAAATTCCGGGATTTTCTTTGCAGTCTCCTGAGAATCCATTACCTTTGTTGCGTAAATCAATTAAAACAGTAAAGTCATGAAAGCAACAGTCGAATCAGTATTATTAAACACGAGTAGCCGTTCAGTTGAAATCTTCGCTGAAATCCTAAACGCTATCACATCTTGTGAAAACGAAAACGAACTCCGTGCGTGTATGAAACTCATACAGGAGCGTTTCCCTGTTTCCTTCAATTCCTGTTTCGTTTACGGCTTCGGTTCAACCCATATGTGGGTGACAGAGCCAGGAAGAAAAGAAAGATTAATATTCGTGGAGTTCTAATCGAACTCCTCGGATTCCACGTATAATTATCAAACATTTTAAACAAAAGATTATGGACATTACAAAGAAGAAAGTCATCTTCATCGACATGGACGGTACGCTCATCGATACCGTTTCCGGGAAAACCTTTCCGGAAGGAGTCTGGGACATGAAACTGAAAATGGAGGTTTTTGCGCAACTCAAGAAACTTCATCCACAGGCTGTTCTAATCGTATCTAATCAGGGTGGAATTGAACTGGGACACGTTCATCCCGCTATGTTCCAACCGAAATTCATCTACGTTATTGCGTGCCTTCAATCGTACATCGGTTTGAATACGCTTGTTGCCGGACAGTTCTGTCCCTACAATGACAAGAAGCATCCGAAGCGTAAACCCAATCCGGGAATGCTTGAGGACATGCTGGCTGAGTTCACTCACAATACAGGTATCACAATCGCCAAGGAAGACTGCCTTATGATAGGGGATGCCTCTGGTCTGGAAGGACAGTTCAGCGACAGCGACCTCAAGACGGCTAAGAACTTCGGGTGTGATTATCTCGACGTAACAGAGTTCACCAACATGGAACTCCCTGAGCCTCTATTTAAGGTCATTCGCCTGTCGGATGGTGAAGTTGTAAAGGATAAGGACGGTAATCCCTTGCAGAACCTTACAGAGAGCGAAGCAACCGACAAAGTTGTATTCCTTACAGAATCGAACCCCAAACCACAGGAGCAGTTCACATACGTGCCTATGCTGTGGGAAGTCCCTCACGAGCCAGAACAGGCTCCTCAACCGAAAGAAAAGATTATTCGAATGAACCCTAAAAAGTAATAGACATGGCAATTATTGACAAAGACACCCGTATGACAGTTGCCACACGGCTGGAAAACCTCAACTACAAAGAACAGATGGACTCGTCACTGGCGAAGTTGAATGAACTGTTCGAAAAGTACATTATCGGAAAAACTCCGGACGATGTATTGAAGTGTTTCAAGACACATAAGAAGTTCTTCATTCGTTGTAATGAACCATCACTGTCATCTTATAACCTTCCGCAGACGTTCTTTCCTGAAGACTGGGGAAGTAGAGGTTTTTATATTCACCTCAAGTTTACTCAGGAACTTCCTATTGCTGACGAAAAGGTTGAAGACATCGCCAAGAAACTTTCTGAAGACCATCCTATTGTTCAGCAAATCAAGGAACATCTCCTTCTTGAGCGAGACCGTTACTTCATGGAGAAGCGTCTGAAGTGTATGATGGAAACAACCCGTTTCACTCCGGAGCGTCTGAAGAACGAATTCCCCGAAGCATATCTCATCTATATGGATGTTATAACAGCCGACTGGAATGAAAAGCGTGATGACGCAAAGAAACCTGCTTCGAACCTGTGTGACACTATCGAGAATATCCGTGCGACGCTGAAACCTAACTTAAAGGAGGCATTGAAACATGATAAAGAAGAGGAATAAATTGGGGTGGTTCCTGAGGTGGTATTACAGCCACCTCCTCTTTGCTGCTCAATACGTGTCTTTTAAAGACGCTGGGCTTGAGGAACTGTTCTGGAACATCGTTACGTGGTATCACTTCTTCCGTCACTTTGAAGAGTTTACCTGTAAGATTCAGTGGTATGTTTCAAAGGATATTGTTGCCTACATTTTCATTCGAAACCTTGCAGATTGGTCAACAAAATCCATTTGTTTCAATGATAAGCCGTGTCCGTTGGTACAGGTAACTGAGAATCTTGACTGTTACAAACAGGTGGACGGAGCGATTTATGAGATTTCCAATGGAAGTCCAGTCGAATAGCGTTTATTCAGTACATTCATTTTAAATCGAAAGATATGTTGATATTCATCAAATCATGGATTACTCCCCCACAGGACAGTCCTTCAAAGGAATCACTCGTAGAGGTTCAGAAAGCCTACCGAGTTGAGAACATTAAAGAGGTGAGCGAAGTGAACGCTCTTACGAACCCCAAGGGGAAGTTTCGCTTCTCCATTCTATTAGTTACAGGCGAAAGGCTTTACTCCTCCTTATACGGAACAAAAGAAGAAGCCGAGATGGCACAGGTATCCGCCATCACCGTTCTGAATGCGATTGAACTGTACTTCGAACGTTTCAAGCATGTGCCGGAACACCACGCAACCCCTGTAATGTTTCAGGCTCCTGATGCAAAACAGAAGAAGTTGGTTCCGGGAAAGATATCGATGTTCGATACACCCGTTTACACAATTCAAATTTAATCACCTAAATAATTCAGACTTATGAAAGTAGTTTATAATTTCATCTATTCCGACTCTGACGGAAAGATTCAAGAATTTAAAATGCCTGTTAGTATAACAGAAGAAATCGATGCTGACACGATGTACGACCTCTGTCTATCGTATCTTGAAGTTGGTAAAGTAAAGGGCACACCGCTTCATGCAGTATCAACCTCCGGCAAGTATCCAAACTATTGCTTCACCTCAACTGCTTGTGATGCTGAATGCGAGACTTGCCGTTCGAAGAAACTCAACGGAAAGAGCGCACAGGCTTATGAGCCTCAGTCTCTTGAAGGGAAAAAGATTTACATCTACGAAGGCAAGTTCGGAAAGGTTGGAGCATTCAGCCGACGCATCATTCAAAAATCCTACCTTTTGCCCGCACCAGCACTTCTCACCGACAATCTGATTGGCTATTTCAAAGCAGCCATGAATAAAGAAAAGGACGGTATGGGCTGGGAACTGTTAGGAATCACTCTGGTTCATGAACTTGACCCACAGGGTATGACCGACAAGGAGATTGAACAGTACGTCAAGCCTCCGGAAGGAAACCTGTTTCAGCCTGACTCCGAGGAAAAACTTCCTGAGGAGAAAATGATTTGGGCTCGCATCAGCGATGAGAACGAAAACCGCACCGCTTGGGTTCCGGCTCTGATTCGTGGTGAACAGGTATTGAGCGCAGTCGGTGAACTTGACAGTCCGGACAATCCTGAGGACACCCGTGAATTCATCGACTGTCCTATTCCGGGATATCGTGTCGTGAAAGACGATACTGACCCGAAGGAACTTGGTCTGGCTCGTATAGCCTGTGCAGTATATCCGCTCGACAGAAATGACAAGCGTGAAGAACCGTTCCTGTACATCAACGAATTCATCATTCCGATAGGGTTGAGCAACAAAGATGCCGTGAAATATCTTATGGAGTTGGCTCAGAAGTTCATCAAAGGGAATTGTGAGATTGAGCCTCTCTATTGGGAGTACCTGTCTTTCCTGAACGGTGAGAAACTTGCGACGGCTCATGTTCTCGATGAAAGAATGAAGCCAGCCGACCTCGCCACTCCTCACTTTCTTGTTTCCTATACGGTCAATGAAGAAGAGGGTCGTGAATATACGTGTGTCGTTCGTTACCCTGTACGCATTACTTCGCCCATCATGATGATTCCGGCTGGTGCGTATGTGGCTGAGAAACTCAAGAAGTATTTCGGTGATAAAGCAAGTATCACACAAATGGATTACTTCGATGACGTGGTATCAAACCTTGCGGTCATCTTATAAGGCTCTACACGGCAATCAAAGGTGTGCTCCGGACAATTTGTTCGGGGCATACTTATAACTTCCTAAATCGGCTATAATTGACGTCAATAGCATAAATAATTTCGTTTCAATCATTAAAAGTAAAATTATGAAGAAAGATTTTCTTACTATCACTCCCGAGTCTGGGGGGGGGGGTACGACTGATGTAACAGTTCAAGCCTCTCAAAATTCTGGCAATGCACGAACTTCTACCATCACAATTTCGGGGGGGGTATCACCAGAACGATTAATGTGAGCCAAACGGCTGCTCGTCGAACTGTTACTGAGGTTCAGTATAATTTTGACAGTTTTGCTGGAACAAGTAACGGGTGGATATCCGCTCAAGGAACGATTGAAGCACGTTTTTCGAACCAATTTATTACTCCAGAATTTAGGCTTCGAAAAGCGGTTTATGAGGGGGATACTTTAATTTCTGAAGATTTTAGCAAATCTGGAAATAATAAGATTACAGTCGTTCCGACAAATACTTCCTATTACGACGTGACCATATTATCAGAGTACGGGGAACGAGTTCAGTTTATGAAGAAATCTGGTGCTCCGGGAAATTTTAACGCATTATCTTCACAGGGGTTAAATATTGACCCTGTTGAATGGACAGGTTCACTTCAGGTAAATGATGCTGCCCGTCCAGGTTCATTCGTAAATATTTATCCAGGAGACAAGTTCTATGTTAGAACGCAAGTATCTTCGGGGTGGACGATGTCAGGTGTATATACATTTACCCTTCAAAATTCTGACCAAGTTTGTCATTTGGGAGGCATTATGTAGTGGGGGAAAGGGTCGGTGATATCACCGACCCAATCTATTACAGATTTTTAAACATTTCCAGAAATTTTTACTGTTGCAGTATTTGAACCAATACCCACAGTAATAGTTCCTTGGCAGTAATATCCCGGAACCAAAGCGGGACGACCGCCTCCGTCACCACCTGTTGCTTGATACCACGTGGTTGGCCATACCTTGAAAGTCCATGTATTATTTCCAGCCGATACAGGGTCAGAAGTACCGACATCACCCATCTGATATTTCAAAGTTCCACCGTCAGTATTCATAGTCATGGCAACTGAAACATTGGGTTTGGTAGGAGCGTTCGAAACGGTAATCGTAGTGGCATACGACTGACCAGTGTTCGGGCTTGACATGCTTGAGAATACGGTCGTGGGTGATACGGAGATTTTCTGGACGGCTGCTTGCGACAGGGAGACTGCTTGGGTCTTACCACTCGTGGCTTGAGTATAGGTGGCAGTTCCTGTTCTCGTCGACGTCGCAGAGTTCGCAGCAGCGGTGACGGTTGTGCCACTACCAGAGAATCCCGTACCTGTTACGGACACAGTATAGTTCACATTTTCCTGGGTTGATGTTTCGACTCCGTTTATAACTTTCTTTCGATAGGAAGTTACGGTAACGGATTTCGTTTCACCACCAGCGACGAAACTGAGCGATGTCGGAGTCACGGAGAAGTAATAGTTCCAAGTTACTACTCCCGCAGCCTGACTTGCGCCAACAGTACGTGTCATCCCACCACCAGCAACTGAAAGGCTCGTACTGCGTGCCGATTCAGTCTGATTAGCAGGAGCCGTGGCAGTCACAGTTGTGCTACCACTTCCTCCGGAGTCCGGAGTTGCTGTAATAAAATCTTTCTTCATAATTCTTAAAATTAGTTATAACTAAATGAAATTCACCGCAAATTTAGCGGTTTATATCTCGAAATCAAAATCCTTTGTCGTTATCCTACAAAACGAGCCTTCCGGAGATAGGCAAATCACCTCTGTTTGGTCGTCTAAATACGATACAGATAGGACGGGGAGATAAGTGTACCCCTCAATGTAGAAAATGCCTGCAGGCTCCCCGTTAAGACCGTCAAACGTGGGAACGGGTATCTTGTTGGTAACAACCTGCCGTCCTGCGAATGGTCCGAAGTCCTTAACAGTCATTTTCGGACAGACCAAAACCTGTTCAAGTTCGGTGATGAACTTTCGCTTCATATTCAGGTAGGAGTTCAGGATTATGCCTGTTCCTATCTTCCCCTCGATACCGTATATTTTCCGAGTTTCGTTACGAATGACTTGGAGTTCTCCTGGGGAGAGTTCCTCGAAGTCCTTCTCGAGGATATCGAGAAGTTGCTTGTTTCTTTTCTCTTCTTTGTTCATGACTTCTCAATTTATATATGTATAACGTGGACGCAGTGGTTTTGCGATTGATTTTCGCCAGAAAATTCCTTTAACCATTCTTTCCACGAGTAAACGGAGTCGAAACATCAACCCAGGAAAATGTATCGTGGAGCGCAACAATTAGTGGAACAGGGTTCAGCAAGAACACGGATGGTTCTTCTATTACTGCTGCGGCAAATCAAAGTAATAAACGGTCGGGAACTGTTTCCTATACTCAAACAACATCGGGGAAAACTGCTTCGGTATCATTGAATCAGGCTGGCGTTCAATATACTATTACTTACCAAAGTAGTGGTACATTTGAGAATACTTACTTTGTATTCAATTCGAGTGCAACTCCGACTGGAACCCCTATGCAGTATGCGGCTATGATGGGTGGAGGAGAAGATTTTCAAGAAATATGGAGTCCTGACCCAGGATATAGTGTAAACGACGTTGCAAAAGGTGGCACAAGAACTTATTTAAAGGCTGGTGACAGGGTATGGATTCGAAAGATGACTGGTATGGGAACGAGTTGGAGCGGTTCAACGACACAGTCATTTATACTTGAAGCAAATAATCAAACAGTGCGTTTAAACTAAATTTAGGGACTGGCGGGAATTATCGGGTTATTCACGGACTCCCGCCAGAATCCTCCTTATTCATTAAAATAATAGACCCAAGCAGTCTCCCTGTCGCAAGCAGCCGAAGCGTGGTCAATTAGTTCAACAAATATCAATATTTCTGGATACGGTTCAGGCTCGGGAACTGTTACGGTTATTGCACCAGCAAACGGTTCATGGTCAATCGACTTCGCTTCTAATGCGATCAGTCTAAATGCGTCACCCACATCAGGTACAGGCTCAAAGACTGTTACTATTAATGCTATCAATGATAGCGGTCAAACAGGTATGCACAATATAGATATCTATCTGAAATCAGGTGGGTCGACAAAAGATACGGGAAACATTCGTGTTCGTATAACTTCGGGAAGTTAATTATTTGGAAAGGAGGTCTGATATCAGACCTCCCCATCCTTCTTCATTGGTGCCTTTATGGCGTGATAGTTTGATTTTCCGCTTTAAGTGTAAAGGTTGCGAAATGCATAGGGTCGAAAGAACTTGAACTCGATTGTTGAATTCTTACTGTAATTAAATCTCCAGCCTTTGCTTGAACTGTTTCAGTTTTGCTTGCTGTTTTGCAAACAGTCAATCCAGTTGTTTCATTCCATACGATAGAAGCATTCTCAAATCCTGAACCCATAGAATAATAGTTATTAGGACTATACAAAGGAGTCCCCGAAGAATTAAACAGATAAACGGTTGCTCCTCGATAATCTCTAAATTGAATTGTTAGAGTAAATCTGGGAACGGCTGCTTGCGACAGGGAGACTGCTTCTTGATTTTCGAAGAAAAACAAAGAGCACTCCCAGAGGAAGTGCTCAATGATTAAGAGGAAAACAGGCTTAAGACAGAAGCGTCCAAGCCTCACGAACTTTGTTGAACTGACTGTATGGAAGAGTAGTGTAGCCACCCCGACCAAACGATGTTCCCCAGGAGTTCTTGATGATGAGACCTGTTTCGTCATAGCCGACAACCGCTACTGCATGACCACCCATGAACTCATCACCGTTCCAGAAGTCGTCATTATACGAAAATACATTCATCGCTATAAGTGCTGCTCCATTAGTAAGAACACTCTTTTTGAGAGCGTCCAGAGAGCCAATACGAGCGAATACTTCGACACGGTGTTCGCCTTTCAAAATCTCGAAAGCCTCACGAGGCATCATTCCGTCAATAGTCTTGTCAGAACGCTGGTCGTACAGGTATTCGAAGCCGATAGATGGTTCACGACCTTTCGATTTGCAATAGAAGTTGTACATTTCCGCAACTGTACAGGACACACAACTTCCCTTGCTCCCTTGGTCATAGACCCGAAGTTGTTCCCGCAGTTCATACCGCTTCGGGAGTTCAATCTTCGGAGCAGCATAAGTGGCATCATTCGGATTGACGCCACTCTCAATAAATCCAAGTCCTTTCGTTATCATTCTTGCCTAAATTTGAATAGAACATCATCCTTTCCAGCCGTTTGTGTGACTGAAAAGATATACAGAACTTTATCCTTCTTTTCAGTAAGGACATACACAGTGGTCATCACGGAGTCGCTCCCGATGAAGTACGTCTTTCCCCACGAGTCTAAATTCGTAGGGACGCTCAAGCCGTGAACGGTGTTCAGGCTGTCAATTACTGAAAGAGGCTGTGGAGTCACTCTTTCGAAGAACACGGTCTTCCGAGTTGTCGCACAGCCTACAATCAGCAATGTCAAGAAAAGGAATATCAGTTTCTTCATCAGCCACCTACATTGAACCAGTTACCAAGTAGAAAGCATAGCCAAATGAGAAGACCGCCTATCAGTGGTGGAAGACCTCCGTTGAGGATAGCCTGTCCGACAGGAAGATTTTTCTTCATGTTCTGGTAAGCGAACAACCCAATGACAACGAATGAGACCGGAATCATACACGTGATACCCATATCAAGTGAGATTCCAAAGAACGCAGCCACCAACATACCGATGATGACGTACAGGTAATGAAAAGGCTTCATTTGTACCATTGTAATTGAAATTTAAGTTAAATCGAACTCTTTGCACACTTCCTCCATTTCCTCGCAAGTCAATGGTCGAACTTTCAGGATATTATAGCGGTCGAGGTCTTCTTGTAGAATAGGGAAAGGCAACCGAGTGTTCCCCGTTGGGGTGACAAAGCAATTATCGGCACTGTCACGATAGAAAAGCACATCAGGCTGGTTAGCCTCAATGAAGATTTCATCTGTATAAGCATACATGAAGTCTTCCCACTTTTCTTCGAAGCCTTTCTTGCCCACTCGGTTCAGCCCAGTTCCAGTATCTACTTTTGGATGAAGAAAATCCTCTACAGATTCCACAGGTTGCGTGGGTGTATATTTAGGACGCTGTTCACGGGTAATCTCACGAAGTTCCGATTCGAGCGTTTCAATCTCTCCTAACAGTTGTTCTTCTCGCTTGGCATAGTCGGACAACTCTTTGCGCTGTTCACGGTTCTCCTTCTCAAGAAAAAGAATCTTCTTATTCAGACGGTCACATTCCGCCTGAAGATTCAGCACTGTTAAAGTTTCTTCTTTGCCCATATTAGATAGCATTTATTCTGTTGCTCCATGAGTCTGTTAGGAACTCTTCCATTTGAGCCTCAGAAAGTTTATCATACACTTTAAACGTGACAGTATCGAATCCTCGTTTTCCTTTTCCGACCTTTGTACCTGTATAGGAAAGGGAGTATTTGAACTGAAGAACCGAGTTCGGGTTCCTAATCATTTCTTCAAAAGCCGTCTTGAGAACCTTTCGTTCAAAATCCTGTACGCTATATTCAGTGGTTTGGAGTTCGTTCATGATGACAGCAATCTTCATAGAGAAGACACGCTTGTCCTTCCAACGGCTTAACATCATGAAAATACGTTTGGCATAGACACCATTCATTGACACGACAGACTTCTTGTCGTAGATTGTGCCTCCTATTCCTTTACCATAATATAGAAGCCAGCGTAAACTTGTAACAGGCATCCCCAGTACGATGTTGTCATCCTCGTCAATATCCATCGTAGAGATAAGATAGCACTCCCTCCGAACCAATTTACCCTGTTCGTTGGTAAAGTTGTATTTAATCGTCTGTTTGAACATCTTCTTTATTTCATTCAGAACGATGGAACCGTGGTGATATTTATCAATCTCTTTCATTTGTATAGGAATGAGAAGATTGCCGTTCTTATCCAACGGTAAATGTTCCTGGAACACTTTCAGGTCAGCACTCAACCAATCAATATCCCTGGACATTGCAGGTTGCAATTGTTCGACAAGATGAACCAAACAGTTCATTTGCCAAGACGAGAACTTATACATACCAAAGGTCGCCAAGTTCGATTGAATTAATCCTTTTTCCTTTTTCATATCTTTGTAATTTTATTTCCACACAAATTTAACGGGAAAATTTAAAAACAGGCTCACTTCATGTCTAAGCCTTTATTTAAAGGGGTGGGATGCAACCAAGCCTGTTTTTAACATTTATGGGACAAAATTAAGACGCGCTTAAACCACTTTTTATTGCGCTCAAAAGCCTTTTTATAAAGTAGGTGACTGCGCTTATATGACTGTATATTTGCGCTCATTTGACTGTTTTCGTGCGCTCATTTGACTGTTTTTATTGCGCTCAAAAGCCTTTTTATAAAACAAAATTTGTGGGAGAAGACTCCCCATAAAATAGGGAAGACTCACGGACTCGAAAATTTGTGTATCAATATATAATGGTTACAATGGGTATTCAATGGAAATACAAGTTAGAGTCCCGAACGGAAATTTTAAGAAGTCATTTTCACGTCGAAAACACACCTCACTGCGTTCGGAGTTTACAGGCTTCGCCATCTCCGATGGACTTCGCCCTGAGAGGCTGCTGTCGCAGCCGATGTTGTTAGGAGATAAGGAAATGAGAAAAACTTTTGTGCATTGACAGCGTTATATTTGTGTTCGGTCTGGTTCGCCTAATCGAACATCGTCTAAAGTTTGATTTGATTTACATTGTTTGATTGACATTTAAAAGTTTTTGAAGAAGATTCTTTTTGTTCATTAAAGAAAAATTTAGTTTTAAGTATTTGACAGAAATCTGGGGCATGAGAGGATGTGAATCTTCTCACTGCCCGTTTTTATTTTAGAGCCATACCGTTGAACTCACTCCTACCATATTAAAATTTTATGAATAACTTTGCTCACAAAGAATTTTTAATTTTACAAGTCGTATGGAAAATAAAGGAAAGAAAGTTTCCCTCCAGTTGTTTGAGGAAACTGCTCGTAACAATGGATACGAGGTATTCACACCCGATGAGGTGGCTTCCTATTACAAGGAAGGAATCATGAAGAGTCGTGCCAACGAACTTACAGCCGAGGAGAAAGAGGCTTTCGTGGCTGACGTAATGTATCTTCAGAAAGCCGTATGCGCTGATGAAGAGGGTAAAGACGTCATTCGCTTCTATCGTCCTAAACAGGTTGAGTGGGAAACGGCTGCTGACGGAACTGTCATGAAAGGTTTGGAAGGTGTATATCGTGACACCCCTGAAAATCGTCGCCTGAACCGTGTTGGACAGGCTTATTCTCCTACATTGGAGTTCCTGAAATCGTTGAACGGTGAAACAGAGGGCGACATCATGAAGTCGCTGGGAACAGGTGTTTATGCTGATACCCCTGACAATCAGCGTCTGGGACGTGTGGGTCAGCCGTACAAGAACCAAATTCCGGTTGAATAATGGAAACGCTGCTTGAGAAATCATTGAATAAACACGATTTTCCGGAAAAGGAAAGACGTGAATTGGCGAAAGAGGGAGAAGCCATGAAAGATGGCTCTTTCCCTATTCGTAATGCTCAGGATTTGAAAGACGCCATTCGTAGTGTTGGTCGGGCGAAAGACCCTGCCGCTGCGAGACGGTGGATTAAAAAGCGTGCTAAAGAACTCGGGAAAGAGTCGCTTCTTCCTGAGTCCTGGGAATAATTTAGGAGTTTTCTTCGGGAAACTCTTTGATTATTCAAGATAACGTAATATATTTGCGTAATCAAATTTAACTGTAAGGAATATGACGACACTAATAGAAAAATCAATTTTGAATGAAAGATTAGAAAAATCTCGTTCAGGCATATACGCTGATACTTCTGAGAATAGACGCAAACATCGCGTGGGGCAGAAGTACGGTTCTGAAAAGAAAGAGGAAGAGAAGCCTGAGAAGTCTTCCTCTAACGAAAAAGACCCTGCAAAGGAACTTGAGGCTGTCGATAAGGTTATCGCTGCTATCAACGAAGGCAAGTTGAAACTTCCCCAGGAAGAAATTATGGTTCTTATAGAAAAGAAGAATAATTTAGAGTTGGCAAAAAGACAGGCTGAAAAGATACATTCAGGTGTTAAAGCAAACGAAGAGAAACGTAATGCTGCGGAAGTGAAGGAAACAAGTAAGAAGATAAACGAAGCCCA